CCCGACCGCCTGCAGCCCTATCCTGGTGCCGATCTCCCGGACCTGACCGGGCGCACGCGGTTCCCGATCCCGGACCGCCCGGGCGAGTATTGCGATCGCGACACCTTCGTCGCCCTCCCTAAGTACATGGCTCAATGGGTGCATTGGCGGGAGCGGGCGGAGTCGGTTTTGCAGGGCCGGTATTTCGACCTTGTCCCTGCACACTACGAGGGGATCTTCACACTTGTCTGCAACTTTGTTTGCCCGCATTGTACGCGGCGAACGACGCGCCTGCGCTGGGTCGACGGCGGGACCTGGGCCAACAACACGCCGATCACCGAGGCCAATACGCTGCATCCTACGGGTCTGCGGCGCGCGATCGACCAGCTTGCAGAGCTTCGAACAGACGGACAGATGGGGATCGTTTGGGGTGGCGGCGACCCGACAAGCAACCCGTTCTCTTACGACGGGATGCTCTACGCGCGATCACTGGGACTGACGTCGAGCTTCCTAACCAATGGCGTTCTGCTGGAGGTGGAGCGCTGCCTTGACGCAGAGCCCACGCTGATCCGCATCAGTCTGAATTGCGGCACGGAGGAGGCGTACCAGCGCTTCCACGGATATCCGAAGGAGTGGGACTACTTCAGCCAGGTCAAGGCAAGGATGCGCGAACTCTGCGCCAGCAAGATTCGCCGTGGCGCGCGCACCCTGATCGGGATCTCGCTTATCATCGACGAGCGCAACATGCAGGATGTGGTCGAGGCCGCGAAGGAGATTCGCGCCGTAGTCGAAGATGCAGGCCCCGGCATCGACTACGTCATCGTCCGTCCGGTGATGAACTACGGCCACTTTGAGGGCACGTACGCCAAGCTCAAGGACGGCACCAAGGCCCGGGCGCGCGCTCTGGTGGAGCCGGGTGGCGAGGTCTGGGAGATCATCGTTACCGAGCTCGGTATCCCGCTGATATCGGTCAAGGACAGCTTCGAGGCGCCACCAGAGAAAGAGGCCTACGCGACGGGGACAGACTGCCTAGCCTACGGCATCTGCGGCGAGATCCGGCACAACGGCGACGTGCAGATCTGCTCGGACAGCTATGGCAATCCCGAGTACACCATCGGCAATATTTTCGAGAGTGATCTATGCGCGATCCTGAAGTCGGACCGCAGGCGCGCGGTGCTCGACAAACTCAACCGCCAAACCTGCTACAAGAACAGTTGTCCGCACAACTCGCGCGGCCACCATCACAACCGAGTGTTCCACAGAATCGAAGCGTTGCGCAGACGCGGCCAGATGGATGTCGTGCAGGCTTGGGTTGACGATCTCAGGGCTTGCACTCGGGACATGGGACATTCCTTCTTCATATAGCATCCACATTAGGTCCCGTCCGTGTGTGCACCACCAGTCGCGTCATAGCTTCATGTCGCGGATCAAGCGTAATTACTTGACTGCATGATCAGATAGAAGCCGCTGAACTACAAGACTAGAAACTATTCAGCTTACAATGCAGCGTTCTTTTGTTCGGGCTGAAATGGGCGAAGCCCCGTTTCAGCACGCCGCATCGAGTCAGAGGGCACGGCTTCGAAAATTCCACGTCGCGCGTCGCGCGAGATCGTTGCAGGAGATTCAGCCCCTATGGTTTTTGGCCGCCGTGCACACTTTAGTACAGGAATGACTGCAATACTTTGAATGTCGAAATAATTGCCCGAAGACTCGTTATTTCAAAGCCATGTGAATTTGAGGTTGGCATACACAAATTTGCTGCCCTAGGCACGGCTCCATACTTCATAGCAATTGAGCCATCGCTACCGCCGCGTGCTAGTATTGCATAGTTGATCTCAATACCGTGAAGTGACCCGCGGCTGAATATTTCTCGATTGAGCCTATCGTCATAAATCCCGTGCCCATCTCTCACAAGAAGATGCGGAGCGTGTCGCTTGCTAACCTCGCATTGCTCCGACTCTGGAAGTATCTCTAGAGCGATTACATCAGTTGGGTGTTTGTAGGAAAAAAGGTGCAACGCACCGACACCGCCCAGTTCCTCCTTTGATGTGAAAGCAAAAATCGTATCAAATCTTGGACGACCTAGATGGGTCATCGCAAGAAGGAGGACTGCCATGCTGGCGCGGTTATCAAGTGCATATCCAGCGATAAAGTCATCCGGTAGTTGCAGCAAAGACTTCCGTGGCCGGCCAAGAACAACAGGTGAGCCAACTCTTACACCGAGATTGGCGAGTTTGGAGCTGGATAGTTTGGTTTCTATTCGTGCGTCACTCCATAGCAATGCACGATCACCCTGTAGATAGAAAGTTGGCGATGGTTCTGAAACGTGGCGAGATCCAAAGCCCAAGACTCCCTGAACAATTTCACAATCTCCAATAATATCTACAGGGCCTTCTCCATAGACCCACGGATAGGCTCCATTTAAACGGTCGATCTCGATAACCCCTTTCGTATCTATTCGTCGCACCAGCATGCCAAGCTCGTCCTTGTGCGCAGTGACGATAACTTTCCGTGAATTGTCTTCTCCAGGGATCTCTATAAAGATATTGTCAGCGCCATCCGTTTGCGGTTTCAGCCGGAGAGTCTCAATCTCCAAAACAAGAAGACGATTGATCTCGTTCTCAACGCCACTTGGCGAGTGGCATTGCATCGCCCTTCGAATAAATTCAAGCGCCGCTTTGCCCTGACTTGCCCAATCAGTCTCCGTCGGATTCGTTGGATTGGACACGTTGGCCAGCTCCTAAATGGCTCCAATTCTTTTTGCTGAGTTGTTCATTGCGCTTGCCTTCGACGCGCTTGAGACAACTCCGCCAGTGCCTAACTGAGACGGATGATCGGAATGAGTCAACTCGAGGCTGTCGCGTGTTCAGAGCTCCGGCAATTTTTGCCGGTATTTTCTTCCGGCCGGACCGCGTGGCAGGTCGCGCCCTCGCGCGCGCCATTTGGCAATGATGATTTCGCCTTCTGCGCCGGTGGCGGCATCATGAGCCATCCAGGCGGCCCAAGCGCGGGCGTGGCGGCCCTACGTCAGGCGACAGATGCTGCGCGTCGGAACATCGCCATTGGGGAATTCGCCACATGCCACGGCGAACTCAAGGCAGCGCTGGAGACCTTCGAGAGACAGGAAATTCAGTTGTGGCGTCCGCGCCGCGTTCACGGTGAAGGATATTCGGATCGCCATGAAAGAACAATTTCTTGCCTTTGATGATGCGTGCGCCCAACTCGGGCTTGCTGTGCGACTGATTGTTCCCGCCTAATTGATTGTTCCCGCCTATAAAAGGGCCTCGCTTCAGGGTTCGACAGCCGATCGACGATGTTCTTGACGTTCGACACATGCCAGCGGCCACCGCGGGCCGTTCGCACACCGCGATTGTTGAGCGCCGCCGCGAGCCCGCGCAGATCCTGAACCCCCGTCGCCCTTAGCGACGCGATGATCGGCATGACGTTGGCGGCAAACGCTTCGGCCTCGGCGGTCTGAACCTTCCGTCCCAGCGCTGCTGCTTCGGCGGCATTGGTGCGGTTGCCGAGCCGGGTTCCTGAAGCCTTGCGTGCGGTGAGTGCGGCCTTCGTCCGCTCCGAGATCAGCCGTCGCTCTTTCTCGGCCAGGGCGGCGTAAATGTGGAGCATGAAGGGATCGGCATCGGCGCCGAGTTCGGCCACGATGAACGGAACACGCTGGGCCATCAGGCCGGCGATGAAGGCTACATCTCGGGAAAGGCGGTCAAGCTTAGCGACAATGACGGAGCACTTGCTGGCCTTGCCCGCCGCCAGCGCCGCGGCGAGCTGCGGTCGCCGGTCCAGGGCGTCGGCTCCCTTGCCGGTTTGCGCCTCGACGAACTCCGCGACCAGCTCGTAGCCCTCCGTCTCCGCGAAGCGGGTGACGGCGGCTCGCTGAGCTTCTTGGCTCGCCATGTCGGGAGCCCTATAATCCCGGATTGCCGAAGCAACTGGCCGGATGTTCGACCGGATTCCAATGCTGGAGGTCGCCGAGTGAAAGCCAGATCCCGTCAGCTGTCGCCCCGGGAACGAGCGGCCCGTGCTCTTTGCCGCCATGCTGGGAACCCGGAGAACACCACCTTCGAAGGACGTCCGATGTGGATGAGCTACATCGATGAAGCCGATGTGGTGTTGGAAGCGGCTCTCGAGCCAGATGACTGCGAACGGTTGAAGGCGCTCGGACCGAAGTGACCATTCGGGCACTTCCCGAGAGTGTGGTGCAGATGCGGTGCCTGCGCGGTCTCCTGCCGGCGAAGGTATTCCAGCGCGAACATGCCCGCGCAGGACAGATAATATGATCGCTGAGCATCTCCGCGATTGCTGATCCCCCGGCAGCAACGCGAGTTCCTCGGCCGCATGCGCCTGGAATTCGTGGCTGTATTCGACCGCGGGCGGGCAGACGGCACGTCCCGTGGCTCAGAAGCGCCAGTCGCGCGGGTGCTCGGAAACGTCCGTCACGATCGCGAGACTCTGACGATGATCGGCAGGATCAGAACGTTCCCCCATCCAGCATCAAGCCAACGACGCTTCCGCCCGTGATGGCGACATTGTCGGCGGCCTGCGTGGCCATCGAGCCCAGTCCAAGATTGTCGCGCGCCGCCGCGACATTGCCGAGGTCGGCAAGGTTTGACGTGATCGCGAGCTTGCCGGCTAGACCATTCGTGACAGTCGCCGCAAAGTCCGGATCGTCGCCGAGGGCCGCGGCGAGTTCGGCCAGCGTGTCGAGCGCGCCGGGGGCGGCGTCGATCAACGCGCCAACCGCCGCGGCGACGAAGGCAGTGGTGGCGATCTGGGTGGAGTTGGCGCCACCGGCCGCGGTCGGTGCTGTCGGTGTCCCTGTGAGTGCAGGCGATACCAGCGGCGCCTTGGCGTCGAGTGCAGTCTGAAGGCTGGTGATCTCGGCAATAGCATGACCATGAGAGGCGGCCGACTTCGTCGCAAGCCCGGCATCGAACTGGGATTTGCGGATCAGTTCGGCGTCGGCGGACGCATCTTCGCCTGCGGCCGGAACGGACGAGAAGGTCTTCTTGCCGCCGACAGTCTGGGCGCTCGATCGATCGACGAATGCACCCTTGCCGGCGAGGGGAACCACGCTGGTGGCATTGCCGCCGCCATCGTCCCCCTTGCCGACATAAAGTGTGTCGTCGACTTCGTTGTGGGCGAGTTCAGCCGATTTAAGCGCCGCTGGCGCTCCAGCCGCGCCCGAGACACGCCGCTTGATGCGAATGACGTTCGCCATGAGTGTTTTCCTTAGCTGTCAGAAGTTGCCGCCGTCGACGACGATGCCGGTCTCAAGGTTGCCGGGCGGTCCGACGGGCCCTTGCGGCCCTGTCTCGCCGAGCCTGCCGTCGGGGCCGGGCGTGCCGAGCACCCGCACCGAAACCGGCACAGCCGCGATCCACAGCCTCACCGACTCGCTCACCAAGGCCCGGACGCGGATCGGTCCGGTGGTCGTGGTCAGTTCGATTCTGTCGGTCACGGCAGCCCCCGCGTGACCGGAAGGACAACAGGGATCTCGAGGAAGAAGGAGAGATGGCGCGGCGGGATGAGGTCGGTGCGCACCAGGTCGATGACAACGCTGCCTGCAGCGAGGCCAGTGGTCAACTCGGGCGCGACGACCAGCTCCACCACCGTGTCCGACACCCTGACGATCCCGCCATTGGCGGTCGACAGCGTCGCGATCACCGACGCTGCCGAGACCTTCGACCGAAGTTGCGCGGTAAAGACCGCGCCCTCCGGGAACAGCCCGCCCTCCGCCTCGATCTGGAGCCGATACTGGTAGCCCGCGACGATCGCCGGTCCATCGACGACATCGACGCTCACGGGCGCCACCCGCAGAGCCGGGCACCAGCCTCGTTATGGGCGAGGATCTGCTCTTTCGTCTGCCGGGTCAGGGCGTCCGAGGGTGACGGCCGGATAGGCTGGACCCAGTCGCAGTCGTTTCTGAAGATCGGGTCAGTCGTGCATCCAGCGATCGAGACGACGATCAATGCCAGCATCACTATCGACCTGAACGTCATGCCTGATCTCCTCTGATTCTTTCGAAGCCTCGGCTTTTGCTCTCTGGCGTCGGGTTTCCCAGGCGGCCTTGCCCGCCGCCCGGCCCTTGAGCCAGACAATGCCGATCGCCGCAATCGCGGCGCCCAGCACCGAGAGCGCGAGAGAAAACCGGGACCAGAGCGCGCTGAGGAGGGACAACATCGCGCGGCTTCCCTCAGGGCGTCTTGCCGGTCCGGAAATCCTCGATCCGGGCCGAGCGAGCGCGCCAGGCCAGCACGATGACGACCGCGAGGATGGCCACACCGATCCACGGCAGGAACGGCGCGATAAACTCCGTCAGGTTGAGAAGTCCGACGGCCCGCTCGGTCACGTCCTTGGCGCGCTCGGCTGCCTCGATGGCGGGGGCGATGACAGCACCGGCGACGCTGACGGCGCCGACGAGGCCTGTGGCGATCTGGGCATTGGCGGCGCCGACGATCCGCGAGCCCTGCGGCTTGCCTTTGGCACGCTCCGGGGCGATCTCCCGAGGTGGTGCCTTCTGCAGCGCCTGGGTGAAGGCGACGTCCATCTCGGGCGAGAGCGGAAGGCCGTTGTCCGCTTTGAAGGCGAGGATAGCGGCCCGGGTCCTGGGACCAAGCTTGCCGTCGACGGTGCCGACCTCGTGGTAGCCGAGATCCTTGAGCTTCTGCTGGACGACGCTGAGCAGCGGTTTCGAGTTCGAGGCGACCCCGATCGGGCGCCTGATGCCGAGAAGCCGGGTGCGCGGATACTTCGCGATGGTGACGCCATTCGACTGGTTGCCGCCCAGAACCTCGATCTGGGATGCCGTCGCCTTGACGAAAAACGCGACATGGCCCTGCCAGGATGAGGAACCGCGCTGGAAGACGGCGATGTCACCCTCCCGCGCCTTGTCGACCGGCACCGCCTCACCGAAGGTCAGGTAAGAACGGGCGTTGAGCTGGCGGGTCGAGCGAATACCGGCCTTCTCGAGGCAGTGACCGACGAAGGCAGCACACCAGGCCACTTCGTCATGCTCGACCCAGTCATGGCCGACCGAGGCATACATCGCCATGATTCTGGGATTGTCGGCAGGGCCGGTGACTTCTCTGGTGCCAAGGTAGGTCTTCGCGATCTGGAAGGGGGTCATGCACATATCTCCCGCGCCGGAAAGCTCCTGGCTCGCCGGCGTCTTGCTGGTTGGTGATGGAGGGGTCTTTTGGTTTCCCCGCGCGTGGCGCGGGCAGACTTCGCCGTTTACGGCGGAGACTTGGTCAGGCGTTCGAGGAGGAAGTCGTAGAGCTTGTCGATCTTGTGCTCGATGCCGTCGAAGCGTCGGGCGATCGAAGGCTGGTCGATCCTGGCAATATCGAGTTCGAGCATGCCGACCCGGGAGCGAATGTCTTGGATATCGGACTTGATGGTCGAGACATCCTTGGCGAACTGCTGCTGACGACTTGGCACGACCGTCTCCCAGAGCTTTACGATCGCCAGAATCGCGCCGGCAAAGCCGCCGATGCCGATGATGAAGTAGACCGCGGCGGGGATGTTGCTGGTCCAGTCGGTCGCCATGCCGGGCCTCCTATCGCAGGTCCTGCCCCGCACCCTCGTGCGGCTGCCTGAGCTCGAGCTCGGTGACGAAGCCGCCGCCCCGCGAGTAGCGGTGGGTAACCGCCTCGATGCGGTAGGCGCCATCGACACCGGGACGGGCCCCGGCAACGATGCAGAGCCCGTCGGGGATGGCGCTGGTGTCGCCCTCGATGGTGACAGAGCCTTCGCCTGAATCACGCTCGCTGGTCGCCTTGTCGGCTGCGGCCTGTCCCTTCGCCTCGTCTTCGTTGGCTAAACTGAAGCGATGGTCGTGGCGCGCATCGACATCGAGGCTGGTCGTCTCTTCCGTCTCCTTCCAGACGGCGTCTGTCGGGTCGTACCAACGGGTCCTGACCTTGCTGAACCGGGTTCGGCCGAGCGCCGGAGCGATGTCCCAGGCATGGAGGTTCTGGCCCCAGACCGCGGCAACCGCCGCCGTATAGATGCCGCCGCGCTTGCTCATCACGGCTCTGGTGCCCTGGATCCGGAAGTTGCCGCCGATCTCGCGAGCGAGTCGCTCGCCCATATGGATGAAGCTCTCGTCACGCATCTCGAGGTAGGTGCGCGTGATCGAGGCGAGCGCCGGATCGACTTCAACCTCGGTGACGCCGGCGGTCTTCCCAGCCGCCTTGAGGATGTCTTCGACGGTCTTGTCGTCGAAGTGACGCTGCTGGGCCTCCTTGGGCTTCTTCGTGGTGTCGATGCCCTTGGCGGTGATGGCGAGCGTCCGTCCGCCACCACGCGAGCCGGACGACCGCACCTCGTCGACCGTTCCGGTAAAGACGATGCGGACACCGCCATCTTCCCAGCCCAGAGCAACCACCACCGGGGCGCCGATGGCGGGAAGGATGATCCGGCCGTCGGTGTCGTCGATGGCAAGCGTCGCCGTATCGGAATGGGTGCCAACCCGGTCGGACACCGTGAGCGAGATCAGCACCGGCAGGAGTGGCGCGGTGATGTTAGTCCCGGCAACCGTGACCATGAACACGGCGCGTTTGGACATGGATCACCACAGCCGGACAGGATCGAGGATGACCGGCTCGCGCGGCGTCGGGATCGGCATGTCGAAGGTGGTGCCGACCGGAAGCCAGGCGCCAAGACCGGCGAGACCCGGATTGATGTCGTGGATGGCTTCGACCAGCCCCGGCATCGGCCGCCTGAACCGCCGCCAGACGATCAGCGAAACCGTCAGGTATTCTCCCTCAACTGTCACGGTCTCGACGATGCTGGTCATGGGAACAGCCCCGAGAGGATCGCGAAGTAAGCCCCGTTGGCGGGACCGGAACAGCGTCGGACAGCGATGTCGACGTCGATGACCCGACCGATGCCCTTGGCATCGAGGTAGCTCGCGTGCTCCGTCACCCTCTCGATGACGACCCAGCCCATCAAAGCACCGTCACCGCGCATCAGGTATTGGGGGCGACCGGAAGCACGGGCCTGGTGGAGCTTGCTCAGATCCCCGAGGCCACCGAACTTGTGCGGAAACAGCCGGGCGTGAAGCGACCAGGTCTCGGCACCTTCTCCGACCCATTCGAGCGGCGGCCTTGCGCCGAGAACGGGCTTCTCGGCGAAGGCGCTTTCGTGACCGTGGGCATAGTCGGTGGCGTTGAAGGGATAGACCTCGAACTGGATCGGTCCGAGGGTCATCAGCATCAGGCGAACCGCATGCCGGTATCGGCATAGACGCCGCGGAAGAGCTCGCGGACCTCACTACTGAGAGCCCGACGAACCTGTGCGGTGATGAGCTCGGCGTCGGCGGCGCGGGTGTTGTTGAAGTGGAATACCGGGGCGACGGTGATCGTCGGTCCCGATCCGAGCCTGGTTCCGGCTGGATGGACATAGCCGGAGCGGCTCGGGGTGATTAGTTCGGGGCCCTTCTCGCCGACGAGGTAGCTCTCTCCCGCCGACACCGGGCCACCCTTCGCCCGGATATGGTCGATGCCGAGTTGTTGGCCGAGGCTGTCGCCCTTGGCGGCCTTGTTCGTTGTCTCGCCCGCGCCGCCACTGAACCCGAAGAAGTCCCGCACTGCATTGGCGGCGTCATTGATCGGCGCAAGCAACTCGGCGATCTTGCCGTCGATCCAGGCGACCAGATCGGCGAAGACCTGCACCATGCCATCCCACAGAGCCTTGATCAGGTTGTAGCCGGCGTTGAAAAAGTTGGTGGTGAAGCGGGCGATGACCGCGACCGCCTGCGATATCGCTGCGCCGACCCTGGCTGGCATGTCGGTCAGGATGGCGAGGAAACCGCCCGGACCGAACACGCCTGTCACCGCGGTGAGGATGTGGGCGATTCTCTGATCGATGCCCGCCTTCACGTCGGTGAAGACCTGCACCATGCCGTCCCACAGCGCCTTGACGAGCTTCGTGCCGGCGTCGAAGAACGCGGTCGCAAAGCCGGTCAGGATCGCGACCGACCCGGAGATCGCATCGCCGATCTTGCCAGGCAGCTCGACCAGCATCGCAAGAAGGCCACCGACGGCTTCGCCCGCCGCAACACCCCAGCTCCGCCATTCCTCGCTGGTCGCGTTGATCGGCCCGAGCAGGTCGTTGATCGTGTCGAAGAGGGTTCGGAACAGGTCGACGACCGGCTGGACGATCGGGGCGACCGGCGCGAAGGCTGCTGAGAAGCCTTCGGCAAAGCCGGCAAGGAAGGATTTGAGGCCCTCCCAGTTGTTCCTGATGAAGAGCGCCGCAGCGCCGATCGCGGCCACTGCCGCAGCGATGGCGGCAAGCGGGACGGCGCCGACCGCTGCGACGGCGGCAAGTGCGACACCGAGATTGCGGACCGCCGAGACAGCGGCAAGCAGCCCGCCCTTGCCGAGCAGCCCAAGGAACGACAGGCCCGAGATCGCCGCCTTGAGCGCAATGAATCCGGCCACGGAAGCGAAGACCCCGCCGGTCAGCTCCGGAAACTGCCGGATCAGGCTGGTAATGCCTTCGAGGATCGGTCCAAGCGCAGCGGCGACCGCATTGAGGGCCGGCATGAGCGCTTCCCCCAGCGTCGACTGGAAGTTCGCCCAGGCAATCTGGAAGCTTTTGAGCTTTTCCGCACTGGTCTCCATCATCCGGTCGAAGTCGGCGTCGATGACCCCCGAGGCGCCGGTGACCTTCTCCCGGAGCGCGATATAGTCGTCCATCCCCTGAAGGAGCGGGATCAGGCCCTTCTGGACCTGGGCATCAGCGAAGAGCGTGCCGAGCTTCGACAGGTCGCCGTCGATCGCCTTGTTGATGGCGCGGAGCGCTGCCTCGAGCGGGCTTGCTCCCTCGGCCACCGCCTTCTTCAGCACCGCATTGATGTCGATGCCGTATTTGGCAAAGTTCTTGATCGCGTCATTGGCGTTAATCTTCTGGAGGATGTTGTTGAAGTTGGTAGCGGCTTCCGAGCCATCCCCTGCGGTCCGACGGACGATCTGCAAGGCGGCAGCGATATCGGCGAGACCCTTCGCGCCACTCAGCCCCTTCGAACCAGCCAGACCGGTGATCGCCGGAAAGTACTGCGCCATGTCCTTCAGTTCGAAGCCGCCCTCCTTGCCGGCGAGCGCCATCATGTCGAAGGCTCTGGTCAGCTCCTCGGGGGCGAGACCCAGATTGGAGATCGCCGCATAGCCCGCCTTCGACAGGTCGAGGATGTCGGCCTTGGTTGCCGTCGCCGCCTTGCCGATCGCCGGCATGGCTCTCGCGGCCCGGTCGAGATCGAGGCCCATGCCGACGATGAAGTCCTGCGCTCCGACAATATCGGCAGTGAACTGGTTGACCTCGCGGCCAACCACCTTGGCCGCATCACCAACGGCGCGGAGCTGATCGGTCGACAGGTTCGCCTTGGCGCCAAGCTCGGCAAGCGCCGTTTCCAGCGCGTTCGCCGCCTCGATCGGCGCGCTGACAGCAGCCTTCAGCGTATAGAAGACGCCGACCGCGTCGAGGACACCCGCCCTTGCACTGGCCAGCGCCCGGTTGTTGCGGGTGATCGCCGCATCGAGCCGGTCGCTGAAGGAAAGTGGCGCGGTGTTGGCGCCGCGCACAGCGCCGGTAATCCCGCGAAGGCTGTTGGCCACCGCGCGTGCTGGCGCCGACACTCGATCCAGCAGCTGGACGATCAGCTGTGAGGTGAGGTTGGCCATGACGCACCGCTGGTCGCTACGATGAAAAAACACGGGCCAAAGCTGCAACTCATTTCGAGCGGCAGCTGGGAAACCGGTTAGAATTGCCTGGGGAGTCGGAAATCTATGAGCTAAAGATTCTTATCCCGGAATCCTCGACGAGCCAGATCGAATGACTACCAGAGCATCGGATAGGCCTCTTTCCGTCATCCTTTGTGCTGACTGGGGCAAGAATTTCTCGAAGCGCGCGGTCTACGCCGCCGACATCCCGGCGCGGGTCGTCCGGCGGGTGCCAGGCGACGGGTGGTCCTTCGCCGGAGTCCTCGCGGAAGCGCAGCGATGGACATTGACTGGCTCGGTCCTCGCTACGTTCGATGCTCCGCTCGGGGTTCCGGACAGTTACCTGACAGCCATGGGCAGCCTCCCAGGCGCTCAGCCCTTGGCAACCTTCCTGGATCTCCTGCCGCGAGCCCGTTCGATGCCGCGCTTCTACGATGCCACCACAGCGGTGCTGGACTGGGCCGTCGAGCGCCCGTTCTTCTCAGTCCCCGCGGGGGCTGGTGGCCTTCGAACTTATCTCGATGCGGCTGCTCGTTTCGGCGTCGATATGTATCGTCAGATTGACCGGACGACCGGGGCTAAGTCGGTCTTCATCAAGTCCGGCATTCCCGGTTCCGTTGGCAGTGCGGCTTGTGCGCTATGGCAGGAGCTTGCCTGTGAGCTCACCGCGGCCCGCACCTTCAAGGTCTGGCCGTTCGAGGGGGAAATTCAAACGCTTCTTCAGTCAACGCCGGTTGTAGTCGGCGAGATGTATCCTCGTGCTGCCTATGCGACGGCGCTACTCGATGATCCCCCAACGTCGCGGGCACCCTTGGTCGTCGCCAAGACCGATGCGGGCGTCCGTCGCAAGGCCATCGCAGCGCTACAGGCCGCGAGTTGGGTAAGCTCACTTTCGGTTGAACTTGAGGACCTTGCCCAGGCTGAGGCGAACGAGGACGACTTCGACGCCTGCGTGACAGCGGCGGCACTGTTGCGCTGCGTCCTGGAGGGAGCGCCGCTGTGCCCTGCCCATCTCCACTCGCCGGAATCTGAAGGGGGAATACTGGGAACCGGCAGCGTGAATCTCGGGTTGCCGCTGCGAACATTCTCGGGGCGGGAGCGACCGCTCGCCCGGCCAAAACGAACGGTAAGGCAGGCGGCTGGGTCGGGCCGATCCGTTGCCTCGGTATTGCGCGCCGACTTCGGGGCAGCGAACAGGATCTTCCGCTGCCCCATCGCCGGCTGCGATAAGGTCTTTCAGGGGTCCCGCGGAGGCTGGGATGCCCATGTGGGCTCCCGTCGACTTCACCCGGGCTGGCACCCGGAACTTGAAGAGGCCCACGATCGGAAACGGCGCTTCGAAGCCGAGTTCCCGGAGTTCTTTCAATAGAAGATTGGAGACCAGAGCATGCTGCTGCCGCAAGAAATCATCCGCAAGAAGCGGGACGGCGGAACGCTGACGAAAGAAGAGATTTCGGCGTTCGTTCAATGGGCTACGGATGATGTGGTCTCCGAGGGCCAGATCGGCTCGTTCACCATGGCTGTGTTCCTGCGCGGGATGACCGTTGCCGAGACGACGGCGCTGACCCTCGCCATGCGCGACTCGGGCCGCGTCATCGACTGGAGCGGGCTCGACACCCGCAGGATCATCGAGAAGCATTCTACCGCCGGCGTCGGCGACGAAAAAGTGACGTTGCTGGTGGTGCCAATCGCTGCGGCTTGCGGCGTCATTGCGCCGAACGTGACCGGCCGCGGCATCGACTATTGCGGCGGCGAGGTCGACATGCTCGACAGCATCCCGGGCTACCAGATCGAGCCGTCGCCCGAATTATTCAAGCAGGTAGTCAGGGAGGTGGGCGGCGCCATCATGGGGCCGACGCTCGATCTCGCGCCGGCCGACCGCAAGTTCTTCTATGTCCGGGAAGTCAGCGGCACGGTCGAGAGCGTGCCGCTGATCACTGGCTCGATCCTGTCGAAGAAGCTTGCCGCAGGCCCGCGCGGGCTGGTGACCTCCGTCGGTTGCGGGTCCGGCGCGTTCATGAAGACCATCGACGACGCGCGGCGGCTCGCCAACAGCATGGGCGAGGTAGCGGCCGATGCCGGCCTTCCCAATGTCCATCTGATCACGGACCTCAACTCGGTGCTTGGTACGACCGTGGGCAATGCGCTGGAGGTGATCGAGGTCGTCGACTTCCTATCGGGCAAGTACCGCGATCCCCGCACCGAGGAGTTGACGCTCATCATTGCGGCCGAAATGATCGTGCTCGCGGGCATCGCGCCCGATCTCGCCACGGCCCGGGGGATGGCCAAGGCCCGGCTCGACGACGGTGCCGCGGCGGAGCGTTTCGGCCGGATGGTAGAGATGCTCGGCGGGCCGAGCGACTTCATGGCGGCGCCGGAGCGTCATCTGCCGGCAACGCCGGTCATCCGGCCGGTGCATGCCGCAGCGCCGGGCTGCGTTGCGGAAATGGATACCAAGCAAATCGGCCTGACGCTGGTCGTTCTCGGCGGCGGGCGGAAACGACCGTCGGAGCCGATCGACTTCTCCGTCGGCATGACGAACTTCATCCAGCTCGGCGAGTTCGCCGATGCCGATCGACCGATCTGCGTCGTTCATGCGCGGAGCGAGGACAGCTACAAGGCGGCGGCGGAGATGATCCGTTCCGCGATCCGAACCAGCCCGACGCCGCAACCGGCGGCCGGACCAATCGTGCGCGAACGCATCGCGCACGGAATCTGACCGCATTTACCGGTATGGGGTTTTTGATTGCTGGTCCTGTCGGCGCCGGTGCGGGGCGGCCTAGTCGCGGGATTGATAACGAACCAAATTAAGCCTGGGGCCGCAGCAGAGCGAGCGGCGAAAGTGTTCGAATCAGACAAAGAGTCCAGCGGTTCGACATAGAGAGTGTCACCGTCGCGGACTTCATGAAGACTGCGACGATGTCATCTACAGGTCACGACAAACGATGAACCCGCAGCGCTTCCTTGTGCCACAGCGCGACCTCCGCCCAATCCATCTCGTCGAAGGCGGGAAGCGGCGTCGACAGGATGTGGGCGGTGTCGGCTACAACGCCGCGCCAGTTGCGGGCGCCGGGCCCTGAGGCAAAAAACCGGCGATCACCTCCGAGATCGCGGCGAAGTCGACGGCGTCCATTTCGTCGATGACCTCGACCGGAAGGTCGGTCAGGAGCGCGGCCATGGCGACGCCCTGATCGATCTGGTTCGGGGTGTTGCCGGCGTCGCGCTCCATGGCGCGCAGATCCTTGACCTTCGGGCGGCGGATGCCGACTTCGGTGATGTCCTTGCCATCCCAGGCGATCGGCTGCGACAGGCGGAGGGTGTGCGGCTTGCTCATCGTTGGGATCCCTGATCAGGCGCCGGTCGGAACACGCAGGATGCGACGCTCGTCATCGTTCTGGGAGACGCCGTCGAGCCGCCAGTCGGTGGAGAAGAAGTCCCAGAACAGCTTCTCCCGATCACCGAACCACAGCTCATAGTGCATCACCTCGTTGATCGCATATTCGTGGCCCATGACTTCGCCGCGCTGGAAGGCGTCGGCCTCGATCTTGCCGAGGCGGCCTTCGAGGATTGCCTTGGCTTCGTGGGCGCCGCCGGTGCGCTTGTCGCGGACGACCCCATAGGCGGTGAACACTTTTGCGCGTGACGAGCCGAGGCCAAACTGGGAGAGCAGGTCCGGGTCCCAGCCATTCAGCTTGAAGGTCGGCTCCAGTTTCTGGATGCCGACAGCAACCTCGATCTGGACGCGGGAGCCACCGGGATGGTGGTCCTGGTACATCTCCTGCAGCGGCGGCAGCTTCAGTTCGACCAGCGTCAGGTGTTTCGAGGCGGATGGGTCATGATCGCCGCAGAAAAGGTTGGCGGCCTCCATGACAAAAATCGTACTCATGGCTCATTCTTCCTTATTCGGTGCGACGATCAGCCTACCACCGCGTCGACCTGGGCCAGCAGGTCGTCGAGCAGCGCGTCGAGAGCCGGGCGGTAGCGGGCGGACTGGATGCCGAGATAGCGGAGGACCGGGGCTTCCTCGGCGGCGAAGTTGATGGTGAACTTGCCGAGGCGCAGCTGCTCGGGGCTGTTCTGGTCGCGAGTGAACTTGACCTCGTAGCCGAGGATGTCGCCGTCGGCCTTGAGGTCACGAAGCGCGAAGCTCATGGTGTTGACCACCGCCTGCACGGTCTGGCCGGTGATGTTGAAACGCCCGAGATAGAAGCGAAGCGTGCGCAGGAACATCAGGTGGATGTAATCCCGGCCACGGGTGACGTTGTAGAAGCGCCACAGGTCGTCCTCGCCGGCATTGTCGGTGCCAACGAAGACGAAGCCGCCGGAGGCGATTGCCGTTTCAACGCCCATCTCGCCGCGCAGCACCACACCGATGTTGTTGGCGAGCAGTCTCTGACCCTCCGTGGCGCCATCGGTGAGGGAGAAATTGATCGGCCGAGACGGCCCGACAATGCCCTGAACGGGCTGGTTGGCCCACGAGTGAAACGGCCGCCCCTGCTTCTCGTGATCACGACGAACCGCGACGCCGATCACCGCCGGCGACATCGGCACCACGGTCTCAAGGGTCTCGTCCAGAACCTTGACCGCCGGGTCGACGGGAATGATGCGATCCGACGAAATCGTCTCCCGCCAGTCGATCGCGTCCTGTTCGCTCGTGGCCGGGCCGTCGACCACGGCATGAGCCAGGAGCTTTGTGCAGATCGGTGGCAGCGCGGCACAAACGGCGTTGGCGTCGGTGCCGGTCCGTTGGCTGGTGAAGCCTGGCGCACAGAGAAGCCGGGGAATGACGCCGAGCACTGGTCCAGCATCGACAAAGGCAGCAAGACCCGTGGTCAAGCCGTCGCCGACGATGTTGACGATCGTCTCATCCGCATCAGCACCCTCGGCGACCCGGACGACGACGACCTTCGCGGCGACCTGGAATTCGCCAAGCTGGGCGTTGATCAGGCTGAGGGCGCCGGAAATGGTTCCCGCCGTCCCCAGGGCGGGCACCTTCGCTCGATCGTCGGAATACATGAACACTGGGGTATCGAGCGGGAAGAGGTCAGCGTCTGCGTTTGGGGCAGTGCCGATCAGGCCGACGACCGCCATGTCGCTCCACACGGCGGGCCGCGGCTCGTTGTCGATCCGTGTGATCGAAATGCCAAAGGTCGGATCGCTCATGGCGATGTCTCCTCAGATGAAAGACCCCGCACGAGGCGGGGTGGTTGACTGTCCGGAAAGCTTCGCGGGGAGTAGCTATTCCGGCGCCAGAACCACTTCCGGGTCGGCGCCGATCGCCGTCAGGAATGCGACGGCATCAGGGTCGTCATGCTGGATCGATCCCGCCGTGTAGAAGCGCCGGAACAGCATCGGGCTTGCCGCCAGCGCCTGGTCGGCAGAATCGATCAGGCTGGCTTCCTCAAGCCGGCGAACGATGCGGTAGGTGGAGACGCGCCACGTCGTCGGTATCGGATCCGGGTCGGGCTCCGGCTCCGGCAGCGGCTCAGGTTCTGGCTCCGGTTCGACGTCATACAGGCCGCCATACTGCCGGACTACGACCTCGATCAGGGGATCGGCGGTTGGAGCTGGGACGTCCACCGTATTGCGATGCGCATCGATCGCCGCGGCGAAGTCGGCGACCGCCTGGGCGAAGGGCGCCTCGCCGCCGAAGCGCAGGATGTCCGTGCGGCTGATCGTCGGCATCATGGTCATGCTCCCGCATGGATCATATAGTTGAGGATCATCGTCGGCTGGACGTTGTTGTGCGCCGAGCCGGAACCGGCGCTGCCGGAATTGAACGCCGGGATATCGAAGCTGTGGGTGTGGGAACCGACCGTGCTGGTCGTCTTGGTATTGCCGGAGCCAGTCATGTCGGAGACCAGCGTACCGTCGCCGGATTTGGAGCGCTCATTGTAATTGAAGGTGTGGTTATGAGAACCACCGCTACCGGTAGTGAGCGCCCCACCCATATCGACGACGTGAGAATGGGAAGGTAGTTCCGCGGTCGCAAGCGTGTGGGTTTCGCCACCGCCCGTGGCCCCGAGCGTGTCACCGTTGAGGCCGCCGCTCTGGCCGGTGAGGCGGTTCGCGGACGTACCGCCCATGTCGTCCTGGCCAGCAACGGTGCGTCCGCGCAGGTCCGGCAGAGTGAAGGTGGTCGAGCCGTTGCCTGCGCCGTAGGTCGTGCCGATGGCCGTGAAGAGTGCGCCATACGTGGTTCGACTGACATTCTGACCGAAGCAGAAGAGCCATTTGGCCGGTGCCGAGACGCCGGCGAAGGGAACGACAGCGCCGACAGGGACAAGGGAGGTCGACAGATCGGCCACGTCCGGGATGGCCAGTGCGACGGCCCCGGTCCTTCCGGCGACCGAGGTGACGACCCCAGCAATATCAGAGCCGGTCAGCGTAACAGCCCCCGTCCGCCCTGCGACCGAGGTAACCGATCCAGCGACATCAGAGACGGACAGCGCGACGGCGCCAGTCCTTCCCGCCACCGAGGTCACGGGCCCGACCTCGACGATCGACGGCGTGCCATCGTCCTTCTTGAGGTAGAGCTTGCCGTCATTGGTGTTGACCGCGAGCTCGCCGAGCTGGAGGTCGGTGGCAAGCGGCACCTTGCCGGCACTCGCTGACCGCTTCAGGGTGATCGTGTTCGCCATTGACGCCTCAGCCGGGTCGGGGGATCAGTAGGCCCCACCGTCGAAAATGGTGATCTGGTTCTGCAGACTGGTGAGAGTTGTCTGCAGGTTTGAGATCTGCGCGATCGCGTGGCCGTGATTGCTGTCGGCCTTGGCGCCGATGGCGGATACCAGGTTCGGAATGTCGGCCATGGTGAGGGAGACAAGACCGGTCTTGCCGTTCACTGAAGAGACTGGGCCGTTGGCGATGATCTGCTCCGCCGTGGTGGCGGCGGACTGGGCGGTCGTAGCTGCATCCTGGGCAAGTATCAGCGTCGCCTCTACCTCAACGGCCGCTTCAAGAATGGAAACAGCGAGGCCGGCGCTTGCCGAAATCACCCAGTCGGCATGTTCTATTTCCCCGAGGGCGCCATGGATGGCGACGACCACGAAGGCGAGGCCGCCGTTTGCACGGTCGTAGTCCTGCACGCGGAGTGCTGCCCAGTGGTCGAGTGCCTCGTCATCCTGCCGCGACAGGATCACATAGGGCGTTGGTGCGAAGAGCGGCCGGGCCGGCGTATCGTCAACGGTGAGGGTGGTCTCGAGCCCGACGGTCAACGTCAGCGGTGACGTGGACGTCGCGACCAGGAAGCCGCTCTCGGCTGCCGCCTGAGCTTGGGCAAGGGCCGGACCGAGCACTTCATTGACGCGCGCGAGACCAAGGGCGACCAGCCGGTTGGTGGCCCCGTTGACGGTGGCAAGCTCCGCGTCGATCTGGCTGATGGTCTCGGCAATCAGCCGGAAGCGCCGGTTGAAGAAGTCGCGGTCGAGGGGCTGCCGATCCCGGACCCGGAGATCCTCGAACCTCAACATCCGCTCACCTCGCGTAGACCGGGTCCGCCGACGCGATGGCGTCTGGCGCGGTTTCCCTGATCGCATCGTGAAGCGCCGCCTTGACCTGGTAGCGCGCGCCAGGCCGGAGCCAGGTGTTCGCGACCTCGACCGGCCGGTTGACGGTCAGCTTGTAGTGCGTGGGCTTCTTCGCCATGGGTCAGGCTCCGATTACGACTGCGAGAACTCGATGAGTTCGCCGATATGAAAGAGGCCGGCGGCACTGGTGGTCGAGCCGACGATACTCACCGCGTAGAAGCTGACGGCGGTGACGTTGAAGACCGAAGTCCGGCGGATCGAACCATCGGGCAAAGTCACATCCTCGATGACGTCCGCGGTCTCCGATCCGCTGAGGTCGGCGCCGGTCAGCAGCGAGACGGTGCAGTCGTGGGTGGCCTCGTCGTAGGCCTGCAGGTCAACGATGACCTTGATGCTGTTGCTGGGTGACCCCAGCGTCCGCAGCGCCCCGACCCAGGTAAACGCGGTCCTTGGCCGGCTGACGATCACCTCCGAACCGGTGAGCCCGAAGCCGGGCATCAGGTCGGTGGTCCCGGTCAGCGTCACCCGGAGCGGCAGGATGGCCGGGAGCCCGGAGAGGTTCGGGCCGTTGGGTTCGCCGTCGAGCGGCACCCAGGCGCCGTTGACCTGGACCTCGAAGTCGGTGCGGCAGGCCGGCGGGGTGATGCCCTCATTGAGGATGTCGATGTCGAGAATCCCACCGGCCAGCTGCAGCGCGGTCAACTCGACCGACAGGCGTGTCCGCTCGAACTTCGCGAAGTAGAGCCGCATCTTGAGGTCGTCGACCAGATTGCCGGCAAAGAAGGCGCCGTCGGTCGAGACGAAGAAGGTGCCCTGGACGACGCCATTGTCGGTGTTGGTCATCGCGACATAATGGTCGCCGGTGGTGACGCAGACGATCGCATAGCGGCGTCCGGCAACCAGATAGGTCGGCGGCAGTACGACCTTGGTCTCGACGAGAGAGGGGAGCCCGGCGCCACCGGAGATCGAACCGACCTTGATGTCGGCGACCGGCACGGTGGTGCGGGACAGGACCCGCGTCAGGTCGGGCATGCCGAAGGCGGTCTCACAGACGAGGACCGTGACATCGCCGGTCGCTGCCTTGCGGGAGAAGTAGAGACCGACCTGGCTGAGCCAGCCATCCTGGGAGTTCAGGAAAGTCTGGGCTACCTGCTGGCCGTTGATCGCGGCGGTCGAGGTGACCCGTTCCCAGTATGGCTCCTGGTAGATGTCGATCCAGAATTGCCGGAGCCGGATCCAGTGGACATTGCCGTTGGGGATGACCTGGCCATTCGGCATGCGGTCGGGGATGCCGTTGAGCACCTCCCAGGTCTCGCCTTTTCGCCGGAAGACGTTCTGGGTCATGTCATAGGCGCCCTGGCGCCACCAGGCCGAGTTCGAGCAGACCTCCTTGCTGGCGCCATAGCGCCGGCGCTCCCGGCTGCGGGTGAGCTGGCGGATTTCCGTGGTCTCGTAGGTGTACTGGGCCATCCGGGTCTCGCCGGAGTAGCCGGTGAGGTCCATGCGGACGGCATGGCCGTATTTTGGCAGGACGAAGCCGTTGTTGACCGTGACGTAGACATTGTTGGGGTTGAGAAGCGCCAGCGCCGTGGTCGCTGACCCGGCTTCGCCGAAGCGGACACCTTCCTCGACCAGCGCGTCATAGCTGAGGTGATCCGGGTTCGATCCCTCCTCGGTCAGGAAGTGATCGGTGCCGTAGTAGATGTAGGCGCCAGGCTCGTAGACCTTTTTCCTCAGGTCCTCGAGCTGCTGGGTGAGGTCGACCACCTCGTTCTTCAGGGCAAAGGCAAGCATGCGGTCGGCAAGGGCCGAAAGGTCGGTGCGGAGTGTGTCGACCTGGCCGCTGATCTGGCCGCGCCAGAGTTCAAGCGACGTCACCCGGTTGGCGACGAGGCGGAGGTTCGGCAGCTGGGTCGGCGTCCACTGCTCGATCGACAGGATCCCGGTGGTATCGAGGAGCAGATAGGCCAATACCGTGACATTGGCGTCGGTCGCCGGAACCGACGGATCCGGGCTTTCTGTCCCGGCGACTGAGGAGACCTCGCAGCGCCGGTGGCTTTCCATGGCAACTGACTGCGGTTCGGTGGTGCCGAGCTGGGCGTCGATGAGGAAGTCGCGGGGCTGGACGTCGGTATCGACCGGTTGGCCAAAGGCGACCAGCGCGATCCGCTTCTTCGTGACCAGCGGCAGGGCATTGAACAGATCGATGACGACATCATCGTCGCGGGCGAAGACCGCGCCACCGGCGTAAAGACGCCCGGCGCTCAGCGTCACCTCGGTCGCGGCGGTCTTGGTCGCCGAAAAGCCGACATAGCCCTTGCCGGTCTCGATCGCGTCATTGACCACATGGTCGATCGCGGCGCGGGCAAAATCCTGCGCATTGTTGAGGTCCGCCGACTGGAGCTCCTGCCGGTCGCGGAAGAGAACGGTGCTTTCCATGGGAGTCAGACCTCGATGAATTGGCCGAGCGTGGCGTTACCGACGGACAGGCGGTCGCCGGCGCGGGGAATCCGCCAGGTTCTTGTGTCGATCAGGATCCGGTCGCGCAGCGCCTTCGACACCCGGATGGCTTCGCGGACATCGGCGATGGGCTTGCGGTTTCCGGCAACCGGATAGCCGTTGACGAATTGTCCGGCAGTTCGCGGCGCCTTGTGACCGACGATCCGGGTCTGGACCTCGGCGTGATAGGCCGGCATCCCCAGCCGGGTGAAACCGAGATGGGTCGAGCGGCGGCGATCGTCCGGCACCCGGTCCGGGTCGTGGATGTGCCAGCGCTCGTAGAGAAAGCGCCAGGCGATGGTCGGTGGCAGGCATTTGCCGGCGATGAACTGGCGACGCGCTGCATAAAGGGCGGTCGGCTGCCCGAGGTGGGCCTCAGTGACCGACTGCGGCCTGATGTCGATCAGCTCGGCTTTCGGCCAGGTGGTCGTGTAGGTCTCGCGGCCGAGCCGGAACTCGTAGCTGGCTTCACGCGGGATCCGGACGATGCGTTGGCGGACGCCGAAATCGTCGATCAGGAAGGCCCGCGTCTTTGGTGGCGCGTTGAGGTGGACGGCGGCGGTGGGCTTCGGGGCGAGGATAACCTCGTCGTAGGCCGCGGCATGGAACCGGCCAACCCCCTCGGGGGTGACGGCCCGGATGGTCAGGGTCGTTTCGACGCCGCGGTCCCAGAGTTTTGCCGTACGCACGAAGCGCGACCAGGCGCCGACATCCTTGACCATACAGGCGCCAAGATAGGCCCTGTCCCGGCCGAACGCCTTGTTGGTGAAGTGGGCAAACCTATAGGTCGCCCGCGCCACGAACGGATGGACCCGCAACTGAGCAAAGCGCGCCAGAAACGCTGCCCGTTCCCCGACGGTCAACGCCGGGATCATGTAGGTCTTCGCCGGCGGCACGATAAAGCGGCGGGGCTCGGCGCCCATGATCCGGATATGCTCGGCAATCGATGCCGCGGTCCCCTTGCGGGCATGCATCGGCAGCGCGCGAGCGGCGAGAACCCGGCGCTTGTCCTCCGGCCAGTCGGCGTCCCAGAGATCGACAGACAGGCCCCAGGCCAGCCAGGGCAGATGCGGCGTCGGGATGCCAAACGGCTGAACCAGCTTCGGCAGATCGACCGGCAGGTCGTCAACGCGGGCGCCGCTGAGGTCGGCGGCCTCCTCGAACGCGGTCCGGTTCGGCGGCAGCAGGCTGGTTCGGGTCAAGGCGATCTCATTCGTCACGCGTTGAGGCGGTCGTGATGTCGATGGCGTCGACGGCGTAGACTTGCGTGACGTCGAGCACGACGTCTTCGGTAGGAGATATCAGGTCGACGGAATGCACGCCTTCCTGATGCAGCCTGGCGTAGATCGCTGAACGCCGGAGGTTCATGCCGAGCATCCGGTTCTGCTCGACCCATTCGGAGAGCGCCGTCGTCGCGCGATCGCGGACGATGCCGGCGTCCGGACCCGGGTAGAGCGTGAGGCGGGCCTCGATCGTGAGAGGCCGCAGAACAGGCGGCAGCACCTGCACCACGTCAGTCAGCGGCCGGATCGCATCGTCCTGAAGGTGCAGCCGGATCGTCTCGCGCTCGGCCTCGCTCGGGGTCGGATCGGGCCCGGCACGGAGCACCGTGACGCGGATCACGCCCGGCTGGGTCATGATCGCGGAGACGTCGCGCGCCCACGGCGCGACCGTCAGCACATGGTATTGGTAAGCGCCCTCCGGGCCGGCGACCGAAAAGGCCTCCGGCGCGAGCTGGACGCGTCTCCGAAGCCGGTCATCGGTTTCGCCTTCCTGCCGTGCGGTTCCGAACAGGGCTCCAAGGTGATCGAGGTTCGAGCCCCAGGACGACGCCAGTACGACAGCGCGCGCACCGTCGTTGATCCGCGACCGCAGCCGCAGTTCGCGATAGGCGAAGGCCTCGATCAGCTTCCGTGCCGGCTCGCTCTCGAGGTCGATGACGCCGGCGATCAGCGGAAACCGAGCGACCAGATCGTCGCGCATCTCAGCAACGATGGCCTCATACTCGAGGGTCTCGATGATATCGGGCGGCGCCAGGCCGGACAGGTCGATCGCGGTGAACCGGCTCACGGGACCATCCTCTCCTCGATCAGCAAGCCGTCAGGATTGGCATAGGCGTCGAGCCGCCGCGCGCCCTCTACCGTGAAGTCGCCATGGACGGCTCGCGGGCGATACTCGCCTTCCAGAAAGACATGCAGCTGGCCGTCGCGGGTGACCTTGATCACCTCGATCCGGGTCACCCGAAACCGCGGCTCCCATTGCTCGATCGCCGAGGTGATCGCGACAAAATACGGCGTCACCTCGTTCGGTGTGATCAGCCGGCCGAGCAGGTTCGGCACGAACGAGCCGTACCACTCCCGCATGACCCGCGATCCGAAGCGGGTGTCGAAGATATCGCGGAGCGACTGAACGACATGCTCCCAGCCCGTGACAATGCTCCCGGTGGCCGCATTGATGCCGACCGACGGGTCACGGAGATTGATGGACATGGTGCCGGCTATCGCTTCTGGCGTCGCGGCTTCTCGTCGTCATGGTCCAGCGGCCGCTGCGGCTCGCCGGTCTCAGAGACCGGATCTTGTTCTCGCAGCTCCGTTTCCGACGGAGTTGGGGCATCGATGGCGACCAGCGTGCCCAGCCGAAGCTCGTGTTCGGCCTGCTTCCCGGTCAGTTCAAGAACCATGCCGACACCGGTGTTGCGACGGGCCGCGACAAAGGGGCCCGCCTTTTCGGTGATGGCGTAGCGGGGCATTGACCATCCTTTCTCAGTTGGCGGGCACATCGGTCTTGCTGCTACCTACGACGATCCCGCCGTGGATGTGGGTCGCGCCGATGTTCTTGCCGTCATGGGTGACCTCGCCGCCGGAAATGGTGACGCCATCGCCCGTGATGTTCAGCGCGACACCACCGACATCGATAGCCAGACGGTCATCCTTGACGCTGATCCGCGCGTCGCCAAAGGTTAGGACATTCTCGTTGCCGCTCTCGGAGGGCGACGGGTTCTGATTCGACCAGGTGAACGGTAGCGCCACCCCCTGCTGCCAGTCGCCGGCCGGCGCCAGCAAACTGAACTGTTGCCCCTTCGAAGGCGGCGCATGGATCTTCAGTGCACCGGCGACCTGGGCGTACGGAATCCACGGCGACAGGAAGGGGTCGCCGTCAACGTCATTTCCGAAGTTCAGCCGCACGCGGTGCCTGGCCGGATCGACCTCCTCAACGGTTCCGTGCCTGACCATTCCAGCGATGCGGCGCTCGAGCTCGGCGACACGGGCAATGATTTCGACGATCTCACGCACGAGGCCAAGCATCTGTCGCTGTCGCGCCCGGCGGAGCGCTGCCCCAGGCGCCACGGCGCCGATCGCCCGATCGAGCCAGTTCATCACCGTTCAGCCCTTGCGGAAGGATGCAAGGCTCCGGCGGGGCCGGGGCTGGCCGCTCGCCCTGGCCATCTCGGCCTCGATCCGCCGGATCCGGCCGAGAAGATCGGTGGCTGAGCCATATTCGACGCTGCGGCCTTCAAAACTCACCCGGAGCGTGCCCGCGGCATAGGCTTTGCGGAGCGCCGACAGTTCGGCTTCGGTCCATTGCATGCCGTCATGTCCCCCGTGCGAGCCAGTCCCGGCGCCGCTTCAGCCAGTTCGGGTCGCGGGCGGGGTCAGGAGAGCGCCCCGCCCGCGCCGGCGTCGTCGGCGCACGTGACCCGGATGATCGCGATGCCGAGGCGGCGTCCTTGAGTTCGGTCTCGAGAGCCTGCCAGCGCGCGTCGGCCCAGCGATCGGCGCCGACGATCCAGGCGGCGGCCCGGGCATAGACCCGGGCGTCGAGCGCCTCGTTGCGTTCGCGGAGCTTCTGCCATTCGAGCCGCTGGAACCCGCGCCGGGTCTTCACGGTGACCAGTTGCTCGGCGACGAACTGCTTGCACCATTCGCTCTCGGCAAACGCCGGGATGTGAATGGTTCCCGGCGGAAACAGCACTCCCCGGGCGCGATCCTCGTCGGTCGGCCGCTCCAGGCGGAGAAACCGGTAGGTCTCCGCCTTGAAGGTCGAGACCGCGACCGTCCACAGCCGTGCGCCGCGGCGAAGCCTCCTGCCGCCGTCTGTCGCATCGACATAGGTCGGACCCGACACGGGACTTGCCCGGTTGAACCCCTCGACGCCCTTGACCGGGGCGACCTGGGCAAAGCCGGCGCGCCGGGCCCAGCCATAGACGGCCGGCGCTTCGTAGCCGGTGTCGATGGCAAGCCGGTGGATCCTGAGGTCGGTTCCCGAGGCATGGCGCCAGCTGCGGTCGAGCAGGGCATCAAGCGCCGCCCAGCTTGCCGCATGCCCGGGACCGCCCTCGATCAGGACATGATCGATCAGCCAGCTTTCGAGACCCCGTCCCCACGCCCAGACATCGACCTCGATGCGGTCTTTCTGGACATCGGCGCCGGCGGTCAGAAACAGGCCACCATCGGGAACCGTGCCGGCCGGCCAGTGTTCGCGCCGGTCATAAAGACGCTGCCAGTCGGGCGCTTCGCCATTCTCCATCCAGGTCTCGCCGAGGAGCACGTTCCCGGCCGTCTTCAGCGCGGCATCGTTATGCTGCGCCGCCTCCCAGCTTCGCGCGATGTCGGCCCAGCTGGTCCAGCCGGTCGGCGAATAGAGGGCCGAGATGTGATAACCACGGGTTCTCGGGTTGTCGGCCACCGCGGTCGGGCGCCATTCGCCCTTTGCCAGCATCTCCGTCCTGGCGGCTTCGCCGATCGGGGCGTCGCAATGCGTACAGACATAGCGGGCGGTCTCCGGCTTGCCCTTCTCCCAGCGCAGACGCTCGAACTGGAGCCACTGCATCTCCCCGCAATGGGGACACGGGACGAAGTAGCGCCGTTGGTCGGAGGCCTCATATTCCCGCTCGATGCGGCTGAGCCCCCTGATCGTCGGGGTCGAGACCAGAAACAGCTTCTTCCGGTGGCCGAAGGTGGCGGTGCGGGCTTCGGCCAGGGCGATCGGATCGCCTTCGCCGTCGACATCGCCGGGATAGGCATCGACCTCGTCGAGAAACACATAACGCGCCGGCATCGAGCGCAAGCCCGTCGCGCTGTTGGCACCGGTCATCACCAGCTGGCCGCCGGGGAACCGCTTGGCAAGGACCGTGTTGCCGCTGTCCCGCGAGCGGGCCGGGGCGACGATCGCCCTCAGTTCCGCACTTTCCTCGATCAGCGGATCGATACGCTGCTGCGAGTTGCGCTTGGCGAGTTCCACCGTCGGCTGGACCGCGAGGATCGGACCCGGCGCCTGATGGATGACATAGCCGATGAAATTGTTGCCGGCTTCCGTCGCCCCGGTCTGCGCCGCCTTCATGAACACCACCCGCTCGACCGGGCTCGCCGGCGAGAGGTTCTCCATGATCTCGCGCATGTAGGGCGTCCGGCTCGTCCGATAGCGCCCGGCTTCCGCCGCTGCGCGTCCCGACAGGATGCGGTAGCGATCGGCCCATTCGGCGACCGTCAGCAGCGGGTCCGGGGTGATTCCGTCCGCCAGGCTCCTCAGGAAACCGACGGCTTTCATGGTCATCAGAGGCTGAGTCTGGATTCTTCGTTCGCTACGGCCAGGAGCTGATCCCGGACATGGTGGGTGAGTTGCGCCTCGAGTTTATGGGGGTCGGCGCCAGTCTCCGCCGCGATCAGGGCCGAGACCCGCGACGGCCAGCCGAGCCAGGCGTCGCGCAGGCGGCGGGCAAACTCGAAGCCCTTGCGGATGGCTTCCTCCCGATCGACGACCTCGCTTTTCTCCCGGCGCAACTTCTCCCGCAACAGCTGCACGGTCAGCACCTTCTCTGCGGTCTTGGCATGGAGATAGCTCATGCCGCCGACCATCGGGTTGCCGGCCTCGAACAGCGTATCGCGAACCGCGCCGATGGCCTGTTCGGGAACCGGCCTGAGCTTCGGTTTTGACCGCTCCTTCGACGGGTCGGCGTTGCGGCGCCAGTCCCGGTCGGCCTTCACCGGATCGACGGTGCCATCCGGCTCCAGTGTCAGCCTGCCCGAGGCGATCGCCTTGCGCACGCTGGTATGGCTGACGCCGCGATGGGCGGCATAGCCGCGGATCGACAATCCCATGATCGTTCACCGCCACAACAAGCAATGAAAGAAGTCGCTTATTCGCTTGGCTTTGGTGCCGCGCAGAGCATCTATGACCGACACGATTGAGCCACTGGTCTCCGGCGCCCCGTCCCTTGGGGCTCGGGGTCGTAGAAGGCGCGCGATGGTCGCGAGCTTTCCGAACCCGAAGGAGACTCCCATGACCCGGCTTTCCGATTCCCAGCTCGTCGTTCTGACCGCCGCCTGCGAGCGCCCCGACCGATCCGTGTATCCAATCACCGCCAGGCTGAAGGGCATTGCCGCCGGCAATGTCCTGAAGAGCCTGCTTGCCAAGGGCCTGATCAGCGAGGTCCGCGCGAAACGCGACGACACCATCTGGCGCCATGATGAGAAGCAGGGACGCCTGACGCTGCAGGCTACCCCTGCGGCCTTCGCGGCGCTCGGCATCGACGAGAGCGACGAACCCGCGGCCGTCGAGGCCGAAACGCCGCAGACCGAATCCAGGGCCAAGCGGGCCCGAACCGCCAAGGCTGCCCGTGTGAATAACGACAAGCCGGCACGCATCCGCGAGGGCACCAAGCAGGCGATGCTCATCGACCTCCTCAAGAGGCCCACCGGCGCAACCATCACCGAAATCGTCGAGGCCACCAGCTGGCAGCCGCACACTGTGCGCGGTGCTATCGCCGGAGCGCTGAAGAAGAAGCTCGGCCTCGCCGTCACCTCGGAGAAGTTAGAAGGCCGGGGTCGGGTCTATCGCATTTGAACGCAGGAAAGGAATGTTGCTCCGGCTTCCTACCGAAACCGGAGCGACCTTTCGGATTATCGTTTCGGGATGGCAGCATCACCTGCTGCCATCGCTGGTTCAGTTCTTTGCAACCGGGATGAGAACGGCGTCGATGACGTGGATGACGCCATTGTCCGTCTTGATGTCGGCCGCGACGACCGTCGCGTCGTTGATCGTGACGCCTGCGCCGCCCTTGGTCACCTGAAGCATGCGGGCCGACGTGTTAAGCGGCTTCACATGGATCGTGTTGCCGGGCAGCATGTTCGACGTAAGCTCGCGGCCGAGGACATGATAGGTGAGGATCGCGACCAGCTGATCCTTGTTCTCGGGCTTGAGAAGGTTTTCGACCGTTCCGTCGGGCAGTTTGGCAAAGGCCTCGTCGCTCGGCGCGAAGACGGTGATGTTGTCGGTCGTGGCAAGGGTGTCGGCGAGGCCAGCAGCCTGGGCTGCGGCGATCAAGGTATTGAATGTACCTGCGGACTGTGCGGTCTCGACCACGTTGGCGGCCGAAGCCACGGCGGTCGAAAGGCCCAGCGCCACGATGGCGCCGGCGAACTTGCTGATCGTGTTCATTTCTTTCCCCTGTCCAATCTCATGTTTGTCTGATTACAGGGCCTTCCCGTCGAGACCTTCTGGTTGGATCACTTGGGCCGTGTAGGATCATCAATCGCCGAACCATCATTGCCTCACCGGTGTGGCTTCCGATGTTTGGTTCGGCCTGGAGCGACCCAATGCGCCCATCCGCCGCCGTGATCGATGACCTCAGCCTGAAGGCACCACTCGCCACGATCGGAACGCGGTGGCAGCTCGTCACCGACCAGGTGATGGGCGGCGTGTCCCATGGAACGATGACTTCCGAGGTCGTCGCCGGCCGGCCGGCGATCAACATGCGTGGCAGCGTCAGCCTCGAGAACAATGGCGGCTTCATCCAGATCGCGCTCGATCTCAGCCCAGACGACGGCATTTTCGATGCGAGGCCCTGGCTGGGCTTTGAACTGGACGTTTTCGGCAACAGCGAGGAATACAGCGCTCATCTGCGCACGTCCGACCTGACACGGCCCTGGCAATCCTACCGGCGGAGCTTCACAGCCGAGCCGCGCTGGCAAACGGTCTCGCTGCGTTTCGATCAGTTCACACCATATCGAACGGAGACATCCTTGGACGTTCGCCGGTTGAGGCGGCTGGGCCTCGTGGCGATCGGTCGGGCGTTCTCAGCCGATCTGTCGGTCGGCGGCCTGCGGTTATTTGGTTTTTCGGAAAATTCGGAGGCTGGCTGACCTCAAGCAGGTACGCATGATCGCCATGCTCGAGCATCAAAAAAAACAGCGCCACCATTGAGGAGATCGTCAGGGCCTTTGGCAGCCGCACACGCTGCGCGACGCCACCGCCGGAGCCCTCAAAAAGAAACTCGGCCTTGCCGTCACCTCGCAAAGGGTCGAGGACCGGGGCGCGTCTACCGACTGCCTGCCTGGCGGCTATCCGTCTCGAAAGGAAGCGAAGGAACCTCAAGCACTTCCTTCACTTCATACCCTCGAGCGCCTTCTTGATTGCCGCAAGACTGACCCCGAACTGACGGGCGATCACGTTCGGCTTGACGCCGGCCTTCACCGCCGCCCGGATCGCATTGAGCTTGCCCTGAGGGAGCGACGCCGCTGCGTCAATCGCAACGTGGGTCTTCGGACCGGACGTCTTGCGCACCGGTTGTGGTCTCTCCGATTGTTGCTCGCTGCGGAGCGTCGGACTTGTAGCCGGCAGGTCTCTGCGTTTCAGCTCCGCGGTAACCGCATCGGCAAGTTGCTTCAGCTCCCCTTCCGACAAGTGAGACAGAGCCGACGGCAGATTGGCAGGCAGGACTGTCCGCGATGTCGGTGGCGGCGAACGATGCGGGACCGGCCCCTTACCGCCGGCTGCGGTGGAGGTGAAGAGGTCGGGTGCTGGGTCGGTGGGCCGGCGCTTCTCCATGGGCCAGAGTATCGCGCCCGGCGCGCTCGCGGGAAAGCCCATTGAACAGCCGCCGCAGAGCGTAACTCCGTGCCAGCGACACGACAGTGAAGGCGATGCCTACCCCAAGATTCTGGGCCAAGCTCGCCTCGATCCCGAAGAGCGGGAAGACGATCATCTGCGCCAGGACGGCGACAGCAAAGCCGACGACGATATTTGCGACCGACTCGATAAGTGACATCGTCCGGGACTGCATCAGGCGGCGTCCTTCTCGGTCACACCCGTGCCGAGCCGGCCCGACTTGATGTCCTCGAAGGTCCCATCCTCACCGTCGAGGATGGCCGCCTTGCCAGCGAGTGCCTGCCAGCGCTCGACAATGACATCAACGTAGCGCGGATCGAGTTCCATCAGACGGCCTGCGCGACCGGTCCGCTCCGCTGCGATCACTGTCGTACCGGAGCCGCCGAAGAGATCGAGCACGATGTCCCGCGACTTGGACGAGTTCCGGATTGCTCGCTCGACCAGCTCGACCGGCTTCATCGTCGGGTGCAGGTCGTTGACCCGCGGCTTGTCGACGAACCAGACATCGCCCTGATCGCGGGCGCCGCACCAGAAATGATCGGCGCCGGCTTTCCAGCCATAGAGGATCGGTTCGTACTGGCGCTGATAGTCCGACCGCCCCAGCGTGAAGGTGTTCTTCGCCCAGATCACGAAGGTCGACCACTTGCCGCCGGCCTCGAGCCAGGCACGTTGCAGCGTGTGCAGCTCGGATGAGCTCATGCAGACGTAGCATGCACCCTTGGTCACCAGGAGCAGGTTGGCGCAGGCGTCCCGCAGGAACGTCGCAAAGCCGTCGCCCAGCGCGTCGTTGAGGATCCGTCGATCCTTGCCGGCCGATTTGCCCTTTGCCTTGTTGCCGTAGTCGACGTTGTAGGGCGGATCAGTGAAGGCCATGTCCGCGAGCGCGCCGTCCATCAGACGCTCGACGTCCGAGACCACCGTGGCGTCACCGCAAAGCAGGCGGTGGCTGCCAAGCACCCAGAGATCGCCCGGCCTGGAAACCGGGTCCACTGGAACCTCGGGAATGGAACCCTCGTCGGGTTCCACCCCAGAGGTTTCCACATCGACACCGGCGAGATAGCGATCGAGGTCCTGGGCAGAGAAGCCGAGAAGATCGAGATCGAATTCCTGCGTATCGAGTTCGCGGATCAGTGCCGAAAGGGCAACCTCGTCCCAGCCGGCTGTCAGCGCCAGCTGGTTGTCGGCAACGATCAGTGCATTGCGCTGCCCCTCAGTCAGGTGGCGGAGCCGGATGACCGGCACTTCCGCCATATCGAGCCGTTTTGCGGCTTCGAGCCGGCCGTGGCCCGCGATGATCGTCCCGGCCGCATCGACGAGGATCGGGTTCGTCCAACCGAACTCGGTGATGCTCGCGGCAATCTGCGCGATCTGTGTGTCCGAGTGGGTGCGCGGGTTGCCGGCAAACCCGGACAATGACGATACCGGCACATGCTCGAGCGCATAGGTCTCGGGGATCATGCATCGCCTCGATGTCGGGAGTGGAACCCTCGGAGTGGAAACCTCAGGGACCGTTCAGCCGGTCGAGGTTTCCACCATGCGCAGAAAATCGCCCCGCGCTGGAGGCCTGCATAACCTACGGAAAACACGCGCTTATTTCGCCTCGCTCAAGATCGCGGTCGGGATCAAGACGGGGTGGAACCCGGAACCTGGAACCCCAAACTGGAACCCCTGACGCTGGCGAAATCCCGGGGGGCGCCCCCTCGCGTTCAGGTTGCGTCAGGAAGGACCCGTGATATCAATGGCTTGGACGATCCGTATCGCCGGCTCGCAACCGATCTTGGGAAGCAAGAGGGTCGTAAAAACATGCCTTAGGTTGTGCCGTCGCGCTGCCGAGCAAGTGTCCAAACGAAAACGCCCGGAAGCTTGGCTCCAGGCGCAGTTCTGAGATTTCAATATCGGAACTATTAGATCCTCTGCAGCATCGCGTCAACAACAAATTAGTTCCGCGAACGATTTTTCTTTCATCGTGGTTATCCGTACGTCGAGTTTGTTTGTTGTTGCTTTCGCCTACCAAGATGTCGATGCGAACTGGACGAGCAGCGACGGGCGCGGTGAGCCACCATGCCGGAAGCCCACGCAATACTCATCACCGCCGCTCCAACCGGAAAACCCGCACCAGCGCATTGAGCGCGACGCGGAGATTGCCGATGTCCTCGTCCGGCCAGCGTCTCGTATCCTCGTCGACGCAAAGCACGCGGTAGACCAGAAGTGTTGGTCTACGGCCGGGCGAGAGACGATGCTCCCGGTCGCACTGGTCGAGAGCGTCGGTTGCGTCGTCGAACCGGCGCCTCAGTCGCTCGATGACGTCGAGCCCGGGTTCGCCTGGCGATCCACCGAAGATGCCCTCGTTGATCAGGATGCCGGCGACCGAACGGGGGCTGGGCATGGGCAATCCCATGGCGACGTGATGGCGCCGGTAGAGCTCGGCGAAGGCAAGCCCGGCCTGATACTGCTCGTCGCTGATCAGGCCGTGGAAGGCGAGCCGGCCGAAGGCGGTACCGAGCCGCTCGTCGCGGGCCTGTCTGGCGGTGACACCGTAGTGCCGCTTGCGGGCTTCGATCACTGTGCTCATCGCTTCCTTCTCCGTTTCCTGGCGAATGCGTTTGCCACAGGGGTGGCGCTTTCCGGGTTTGCGTTTGCGGCCACGGGTCATGACGCGACCCTCCGCGGCGCGATCCGTCTGCCGTACAGTTTCTCGCCAAGCTGCTTGACCAGCTCGCGCTCAGGCCAGGTGAGGCGGTGGTCCTCGACGCTGACGGCAAGCACACCCTGCTCGACCCATCCCTCGCGCTTGACGTCCTGTGTGGAGCGGCGCTCGCCGCCATAGCCTCGGGGGTGCCACCTCATGCCACGTCCTCCGATGGGAAGGCTTGCCGGATAATGGAGAGCGCCAAGTCCGCATCGGCCTCGTCGGGGTCGTGCCTAAGCAGGTAAGCTGCAAGCCTGGTGGCCGTGACCGGATCGTCGCGAAGGAGGCCGACGGCCATGTTGCAGTTGTTGCACAGCAACTGCCTTACGCGGTCGCTCATATGGCAATGGTCGACGACCAGCACTCCGTGGGGCTCGTCAGGCAGCGATCGGCAGATGGCGCAGCGTCCCTTCTGGGCGAGGCGCATCTGTTCGAATTCGCTGGTCGTCAGGCCGTAGTTCCGTCTCAGGTTATGGCGGCGGATTTTTTCGGCAGGCTCGAAACGTCTGGCATAGGCCGGGTTGCATGCCCGCGAGCAGAATCGTCCGCCGCCGCGCGCGATGTTCTTGACCCGCGTCCTGAAGCTCCGCCCGCAGGTGGCGCATGCGGCATTGACGACCGCCAGCTTTGGACCGATGGCAAGGGCGACCCTACTCCGGTTTAACTCGTCGATACGAGGGTTGCACTTCTGCGTGCAGTAGCGCCCGCCTCCCGGACGTCGCGTGGATTGATATTGGACCGTAAACGCCGAACCGCAGGTTTCGCAGACCCGGCTGACCGGCGAATGCCATTTGTCAGCCATTGATGCCTCCATTCGTCGTGACCGCCCAATGGAGGATGGCCAAGGCGTCGGCCTCGTCGGAGCTGGCAGGCGAAAAACCGTTGGCGATCACGGCGTCGATGACCTCGCCCTTGCCGGCATTGCCCTTGCCGCATAGGCACCGTTTCCATGTCCCCACCGGCACACCGCTGTACGGGACTCCCCGCAGCTCGGCCCACGCCGTCAGTGTCGCCATCAGCCCCCCAAAGACATGGGCCGCGTCGGTACCCGCATGGCGACGGACCTCTTCGAACCAGATCGCGGCGAAGGGCCCCGACAGCCGGTCGAGCTCGGTGAGCCAATTGGTGAAGCGCAGGTACCGCATGCCACCACCGTCGTAGCGGCCGGAGCGGAAGGACACGGTCCCGCTGGCGATCAGACCGTCCGCCGCCTGCAGGGCCCAGCCGGTCGTGGTGCCGAGGTCGAGTGCGAGAATGGCGCCAGCGCCGGAGGTCTCGCCGAGGTTCGGTCGGGGCGGCGGGCTTGCATCCGCCGCGGACAGAGTCAGAGTCGTCGAAGCCATGGATGGTCTCCGTTGTTGGGGTCATCGGTGGTGGAGGACGGCGGCGGCCTGGTGCCTGGCGGTGCTGGCCGCCGTCGTCGGAATTGGCGGCGCCTCTCAGGGCGGTCCGGTGGCGTGAGGCAAGACGTGCATCACAGCACCTCCTTCAGCCAGGCGGGTGGGTCGGCGCCGAGGGGATCGGTCCGTCGTGAGGGTTGGTGAGGTTGGTGAGGGTGAGGCTGCGCACCCTCCAGGCCGTAACCTGTTGTTTCGCAAGCCCTCCGTGAGGGTGGTGAGGGTCGTGAGGGTTTTTCGGGGTTCTCTGTCACGCGTGCGTGCGCGCCCGCGCATGCGTAAGGGTCTGGAAAACATTCACGACCCTCACGACCCTCACGAGCGCCCTTCAAGCCATTGATTTCGTTGGGGCACATTTCGTGAGGGTTGTCGGACCAACCCTCACGAGAATCGGCAACCCTCACCGGATTTTCGGCCGATGCCGATCCCGAACCTTCGGCCGAGGGCGCGATCTGGAGCCTCCAACGCGCCGCGCCCTGGTATTTGCCCGCCGATGCAAGGCGCAGATCGTAGTCGCCGCAGCGAAAGATGCGGTCGCGCATTTTCGGCAGTGCCTTGCCGAGCCGCACCCGTTGCGATTGATCGTTGCCTGTTCCGAGCGGCAATGGCGGTTCGAGCGTCTGGGCAATCGCGAACAGGTCAACGGTTCCGACCTCGGCCGTGCCGAAGCGATCCCACCATCCGGAGACGAAGGCCCGCCATGCCGCACCTTCGCTGTCGGACGCCTCCATCATCTCGTCGAGATTGCCGAGGAAGCCCGTGATGCGCGCGACCTCGAGCACGCCGCCGACGACATGCGCCCAATTCTCGAACGAACCAATGGTCCGTGACCCGCGGGGTTTACCCGCGTCTATCCATGCCTGGCAGAGAGTGAGGCAGGCGGCGACCAGCCGGGGGCGGTTCGCGCGCACCCACGTCATCAGGTCCGGATGGCGGAACCCGGTCCGCTGCCAGGGGCGTTCTTCATGGGGATCGAGCCGGATGCGCACGAGGCGGCGCGCCATCTCGTTGGAGAATTCGGGGTTGTTGCCGGTGGCGATCCACACACAGCGGATTGGCAAGCGCGTCATCTCCGAGACGCCGAGGATACGGTCCTCCCAGAAGGGTGCAGTAAGAGCGGCGGCGACGGCAGAGCTCTCGAGCTTGCTGCGCAGATTGTCGATCAGCACGATGGACGGGATCTGCCGCAGCTTGGCCGTGACGCGCTTTCGCCATTCCTCGTCGTCGCGTCCCTCGGTCATGACCGCGGCGCCAGCGCCAGTGAGAATGGTGGCGATCGCGTCGACCATCAGCGTCGCGCCGGTTCCGGGCGTTGGTTTCTCGATCAGATGCAGTGGCGTCGGCCCGTCGATCATGGAGCGCAGGAAGCCGAGCAGCAGCAGCGCCACGGCATGCGCCATTTCGGCGGGCGCAACGAAGGGGAAATCGCCGAGGAGGTCTTCGCAGATCAGGGCACGGGCGGCGGCGACCTCTTCTGTCGGCGGACGCGGCGGAATAGCTGGCACCTCGAAGCCCGCAGCCGGCTGATAGAGGAGCCGGGCATCGGGATGATAGCCCGGGCTGGTCAGCAGCTTGCCATTCCGGCCGAACACCGGCGTGTTGACGATACCCATCAGCACCGGCAGGCCCGGATCGGGCGTGGCCAGTACCGACTTGACGAGCGCCGTCGGCGGGTGTGCGGGCGCGAGGTCGCCCTGACGGTTGATGCGGCGCCAGACGGCGAGCCTCGCCAGCATATGGCGGAGCCGTTCCTCGGTCAGGGTCGCCGCGACCGGGCGGCCCTCGTCGTCCGGCACCACCCAGGTGGGGATGCCGGCGTAGCGAAAGAGCCAGGGCACCCGGTTGGACGCGAGCAGCAGGCTCCAAGCCTCGTCGACGGCCTGCGCGAGGTCGCCATTGTCGGAACGAAGCATCGGCAGCGATGTGTCCGGCGCGATGTAGTTGAGGGGCCGGTGCTGGCCGACCAACTGCACCTCGTCATCGTCCGGCCTGGGGAGAGCGGTCTCGATCACGGCGCGCACCGCATCAGCGCCACCGCGGAGGAGGAGATCGTTGAAGTCGTCGCCTTCTTCGGGCGGCAGCGCAATCGCGACCTCGCGGCCCTCGGCCCGCAGCCGCCGCGCGGTTGTCTCCGCGGCGCGCATACCGGCGCCGGATGCGTCATGGTCGGCAAGGATGATGACGCGCTCGGCCTCGGTAGGCAGTTGCACCTGTTCAAGACCCGAGGTCGACAGCGTCGCCCAGACAGCGAGACCAGGGCAGGCCGTGATGACCGCGAGGCCGGTCTCGATGCCTTCGCAAAGCCCAAGCACGCCGTTCTGCGCGATCGGCGCGAGACGAACAGCGCCGCCGCCGTTCTTGCCAAGCATCATGCGCGGCTTGGCGACCGCTGCCTTGGTGACCTTGTCCGGCGCCGCAGGAACAGTTTCCAAGTATGTCCGGTGGATGGCGATGATCTCGCCATCGCGGTCGCGGACGATGCCGATGAGCGCCGGGAAGCCGGTTCTGGTTTCCCAGTGTGTCAGATCGGGATGGAACAGCAGGTCGGCGGATTCCGGCACGATGAGGCGGCGGCCGCTCAGATAGGTTTCTGCTGGCGTACCCGTGACCGGACCAGCGTGGTCGAGAATGAAGGCGATTTCGCGCGCCGTATCGTGCTCAGGCTTCGCCGTCGGTGGCGCCTGACGGATCGGCAAGCCCGGCGACCATCCGGCGAGGTCGGCAGCTGTGACAAACAGTGCGGGTGGTCCGAGGCCGGTCGACTCCTCGATCGCGCTGATCGGCCCACCGCCAGCGCCGCCGTCGAAATCGTGCCAGTCGCCGGCATGATCGCCCTTGAGCGCGATCACGCATGAGCCGGTCTTGCGCGGAGCATCGCCGCGGATATTGGCGAGCCGCCATTCATCACCGACCCGCCGGCCGTTCGGGAACAACCGTGGCACCCAGGACTCGGCCGTTGCGCGAAGACCGGCGACGATCGCGTCGAGGTCGTAGCGGATCGCCGGCGCGCGAGCAGGCTGGGCATCATTGAAGTCAATCAAGGATCACCAGCCCGCGCTCCGCGCGCGTTATGGCGGTGTAGAGCCAGCGCGCCCTGTCCTCGCGCGTCCGACCAAGCCCATCGTCGTAGACGATGATGTTTTCCCACTGCGACCCCTGACTCTTGTGGCAGGTGATCGCGTAGCCCCAGACCGTTTCGATGAGTCCGCGCATGTCGCGCCAGTCGCGGCGGAGGCGCTCCGCGTCGAAAGCGACATGATCGTCGAAATGGCCCTTGTAGAAACGCTGCCGTCCCGAGACGGTCTGGCCATCCTCGGTGCGCACCGCAGCGCTGAAGACAAGCGGGCTTTCGTCGCGGATGTCCGAGAGATCGAGGAACATGCCGTTGACCAGGCCGAGGTCATGGCGGTTCTTGAGGCAGATGATCTTCTCGCCCGCGCCTCGCGGGTATGCCGCGGGGAAGCCAGCTGCCTGCTTCATCGCCGAGTTGAGGAACAGGCGCGTGGCATTCCGCCCGCAGATCACCTGGCCGCCGTTCAGGAACTGGGCGGGGGCAACATCCGAGCGCCGCATCTTCCAGACGAAGGTATCGTGCTCGCCGTAAGGAATGGGCTCGCTCTGCCGTGCCATGGTGGCAAGACGGATGATGGCGCTCTCCCCCGCCTGCCGGTGGATCTCGGTCAGCATCACGTCCGGTGCCACATCGGTGAAGGCACCTTCGCCCTTGATCGGTGGCAGCTGGCCGGGATCGCCCAGCACCAGGATCGGCTTGCCGAAGGCCAGGAGGTCTGTCGCCATCTCCGCGCCGACCATCGAAACCTCGTCGAGGACGATGAGATCGGCGTCGCGGACTGGCGACTGATCGTTGAGGATAAAGCGAGGCACGTGAATGTCGGCCAGCCTGAGCTCGAGCCGTTTCAGCCGTTCCATCGCGAACATCTGCTCGGCCGCCGGCAGACGGCCGAGGCGTTCCCGAAGCTCGGCGGCTTCCTTCTCCACTCGCTCGATCTCCTCCGGTGTCGCTTCGGAGACGCGGTAGATGAGGCTGTGTATGGTCGAGGCCGGCGTACCCTTCCGCGTCATCACGAGGGCCGCCTTGCCGGTGAAGGCAGCGAACAAGACGCCGCCGCCGCCCGCGCCGTCGCGGCTCGCCGCGGTCAGCCCAAGCGCATCGATCGCATGGCTCGTGATGGTGGACTTTCCGGAACCGGCATAGCCGAACAGACGGAAGACCTGAGAATGCCGGTGTGGATCGCCATACCAGTTGACGATCGCCTTGATGGCGGCGGCCTGCTGTGGTGATGGGGCGAAGGCACTCACGCTGCTTCTCCCATGGTGACGTGGTAGTCCTTCAGGACACCGCCGCGCCCGGGATCGCCGACCTCGCAGGACCGTACGAAGAGACGCCGGCCGTCGCGGAGCGTGCGCCAATGGCCGCGGCGGATATGCCAGCGCGGGCTGGCGTGGTTGCCACCAGCCGCAGTCGCGGCAGCGTTCATTCGCGCCGGGTCGATATCGACGATGTGCCAGCTCCAGCCAACCACGCCGGCCCGAGCGAACTTCGGGCGGCGCGTGCGCGGCACGTGCGCATCCGAAATGTTGGGGCCTTGCGCGAGGATGGCTAAGGCGCGCCAGACGGTCGCCGTCAGATTTTCCGCATATCTTCCGGCGATCGACACGTCTCGGAGTTTCGGGTTGATCTCCACCTCGGCGACACCATCGCCCCGGAAGAAAGCGCTCGCGAGGACGTCGGTGAACTGGTTTCCTGTTCGCCGCGCAGCAACGAGAAAGGCTTCAATCAGCTGGTTGACCTCGGTGACGAGTGCGATCACGGAGCTGACGTTTGGGTGCTCGCCCCCCACCTCGAACACGACCGCGTCGTGTGGAAGCCTTACGGATCCGATCAGCATGCGTTTGGCGACGGCTTCGACATCGTCGGAGTTGAAGCTCAGGTGATCTGGAAAGAAGTAGATCGGCGCGCCGATGAGTTGGCGAAGTTTCTCACCCTGCCAGAAACGTCGGGAGTGCAGGGCTACGTGCTTCTTGAGAGCATAAGCGGCCGGCATCATTGGGTGGCACTCCAGCAGCGCGCCGCGTAGGCGCACCAGCGACATAGATAGAAGTCGGGATTGGAGGCGACACGCGGCGGCAGCTCTCCGGCCGCGGCCGCGAGGATGATGTCGACGGCCTTGTCGGAGAGCGCCTGGGCCTCGGCCGCGTCGAAGGGGACGACCTCATGGTGGAGCGCCTGGGTGTCCTTGTTCAAGGCGGTGAACAGCGCCGCGCCAAGCTCCATGTAGGCCATATAGATCTGGAGCTGGGCGTAGTAGATCGGCTTCGACACCGCGACGCCGCGCTTGACGACGTCGCTCCACGACTTGGCATTCAGCGTCTTGTGTTCCCAGAGCGCCGGCCATGCGATGCCGATGTCGGGTCCGGCGACGATGGCCCCGTCGATATGACCGCGAATGCGGCCTCCAGCGATCGAGAAGCCGAACTGACCTCCATCTGGCCCCGTGTCGCGGAGGTCGAACCCTGCGGCACGCAGCCAGCGAATGGAGAGGGCTTCAAAGGTGTGGCCGGCCTCGAAGATGCGGAGGATCCGGCCGTCAAAGCCTTTCCCTTCGTCGACCGGGGCATGGGACAGCTCGTAGACGAGCTTGCGATGGCACGGCTCGCCAATCCGGCTGCCGCCGAGATAGTCACGTGGCTGCTGCTGGCGCTGGCGATCGACCAACGCGGCATCGATCAGACCATTGATCCGGTCCGATACGGCGCGATCGCGGCTACCGCCGTAGACGAAGCCCGATCCGTGATTGAGGTCGACCCACATGCGCTCGCCTCAAAAAGGGATCGTGTCGTTGAACGGGACATTTCGGACCGCGTCTGCTTGACGCTGCATCGCGTCCTGGAAGCCATCGATGCAGGCCTCGATGATGCGGTCGATCTCTGCGGCGCTCCGATCGTGGAAAAGCGTCATCAAGTCCATTTCGGTGAGCACCTCGGCGAGGAAGCGGCGCGCTTCCTTGATCGCCTGGATCTCGATGTCGGTCTTGTCGATCATCCCGTTGTTCCATTTGGCGAGCGCGGAGCCGGCATCGAGACACCGCATCGAGCAGAAGCGGTGATGCGGAAACCGGTCGAAGCGCAGGTGATGGCAGTAGCCGAAGCCCCGATCCTGGCGCCCGCAGAGGGCGCACGGGACTATCCGGCCAAGAGCCACATCAGGTCCGTGGCCTCCTCGGGCTCGTCCCGGATCCGCTGCGCTCCCAGAACCACGAAGCGGCTGATGGCGTTCGAGGCCATCGCCTCGAGGTCGGCGATGGTCAAAGAGCGGATGGGCTGGTGGAGCCGTCCTCTTCCTTCGAGCCATCTGCCGATCGCCTTCGCCGCCTCACGAGTGGTGTGCGCTTGCCATTCGTCGTCCGTCATGACGATCAGCCATTGAGCCAGGCAGGACCGGGCGGCTTGGCCGCAGCGGGGGAGGGACTTGCCGGTGGCAGCTGGATCTCCGCCGGTGTCTTTGCCGACCAGGCCGGCTGGGGCGATGAGCTCTTGGCGTTCCCGCGCGAGCGGCTCGGGCTGGCCGGCACATCCTCGCCATCCATGACCTTCCGCCACTCGGGCTCGTCCGGAACGACGACCCGGTCGAGCTTGTTGCTGTCGCCGTAGCGCGGGTCGTCGCTCGACTCGACCCTGATCTTGGCGACGAATGTGATGCCGGAGAGATCGGCGAGACCGCGGAGGATCCGCTTCTCCTTTGTCGCCTCGCTCATGTCCTTGGGATCGAGCCCAAGTGCGCTGTCGATCATTGCCCGGAAGGTTCCCTTCGAGATCTTCCAGCCGATTGACACGCCCTGCTCGTCGACTTTGCCGCCGGCGACCGTGAACAGCTGCCAGAACTTCCGTCGGGCATGCGGGCCTTCAGCAATGGTGAACTCGGCATCGAGCATGCGGACATCGCTGGAGGGGTCCTTGGGCGCCTTGAGGAGAGCCCGGTCGATCTCGGACTCGCCGTCGATCCCGCCAGGACGGATGCTCATCGCCACCTTGGCGAAGGTGCCGTCGGGAACAAGCTCGCCGGTCTTCTGCTGCTCGGCGTCGTTCATGTCGAAGCTCATGGGATCATCCTTTCGGGTTGGCGTTGATCTTGGTGAGGAGGGCGCCGAGGTCCGGGGTCTCGGTCACGTCGAGGCGGCCGCTGCGGTCCTTGGCAGGAAGGCCGAAGGGGTTGCCCGAGCGGCAGACCAGTCGGCGCACCTCGCCGCGCTCGGGCTCATGTCGCCAGCTGTCGCCGTCGGCGGCGAAGAAACTCATGGTGATCACCTGGTCGACGATCCCGGGAAGCTCGCGGGCCGCCTTGCCGCCTTCCATCTGCGGCTGCCAGGTGACCCGGTTGAACTCGTCGGTGACCCGCTCGAGGATGCCCACAAAGATCACCGTTCGTGCCGGCGCGTGCTGCAGGTGCTTGAGGAGCGCGATCACCTCGCGTGCCAGCAGACCGTAGGTGCCGCGGGTGTCGGGCTTGCCGGTCTTGTCGGAGAAGGATTCAGGCCGGGTCTTTGCCCAGGCCATGGCCTGGCGGGTGAGATCGGTGATCGAGTCGACGAAGATGATGCGCTTGCCGGCGATCATTCGGACGAGATCGGGATAGGTCTCGCTGAGATGCCGATAGTGGCCATCGGAGAAGAAGCCGGAGGGATCGGCCGCCGGATTGATGCCGCCGACCAGACAGGCGATGTCGAGCGCGTCGGGGAAGCTGCGCACCGGAATGCTGTCGCCCGCCCAGTCCTGAACCGATTTCATCCCGGCCTCGAGATCGATGCAGAGGGTCTCCGCCGGTGGCAGCGTCTTCAACAACGAGGTTTTTCCCGCGCCGCTCGGGCCGAAGATCGCCATCGTGGTCTTGGCGTTGGTTGTCGACAGGCGCTCGTCGGCGCTGACAATGCGAAGCGCCATTATCGTGCTCCGCCCTGGTTCTCGATCCGATACGAGGGCTTGCCGGTCTCGACCGTGCGCGCCGGCAGGAACAGTTCCCGCACCGGCCGTGGCCAATTGGCGAACGCCGCCTCGGCGACATCGAGCTTGATCTTCACGTAATCGGCCGGATCGTCGCCCCAGCTCTGGCGGATGATCTCGGCGGCATGGCGGAGCCTGTCCTGGTCCCACTTCACCCGCTTCGGCAGGTCGGCGATGACCACAAAGCCGTTGTCGTCGAAGCGGACGGTGCCGGTGTCCTTGCCGGCTTCCGCGCGGCATTGCCCGGCGCGGGCGCCGTAGCGGCGATCCAGCGCTGCATCGAGCTTGTCCTCGATGCAGCGAAGAGCCGCTTTCTGGGTGCCAAGATCGTCGAGCAGACAGGCCAGTTCCGGTGCCGAGAGGTCGGCGATCTCCGCGACGGCCAGGTCGCGGATCTGTTCGGTAACGATGAGAGGGGTGTTCATCGGCCGTCCCCTCACGCCGCCACGGCAAGGCGAGTGGCGATCGATCGCCGTGCCGCCACCGCTGAAGCCTGAAGGGCGCCACTGCTCCGCACCGCGATGTAGAGCGCATCGTGGGAACCGAGGCGTTTCTGGACCGGCATCACCAGGCCCTGATCCGCCGCCGCCATCACGCGGCGGGCCAGGCCGACCAGACGCTGGCGTTCCCTGGGATCGCGGACGCGGCCGCTTTCGCAGCGATCGAGCGCGAGGTGGCCCCGGAAATAGATGACATGGTCGCCCGCTTCGGCATCGACCAGCCAGTCGACAAGGCCGTTTTCGTCGAGCGGAATGGTCAAGAGCTCGGGCGGGGTGACGGAATGGCGGAGATATCCTGGCATCGGGCAAACCTCTCGGCTTCGGCCGGGAGGGGTGCTCACGACCGTTGGGCGTTTCGTTTCTGTCTGGCGCGAGGTGGAAGGAAACCGGCCTGGTCATCCCCGCTACTCGTAAGGTAGCGATCGAGGGGTCGGTTTTTCCCAGGAGGGGTCAGGGAGCGTCGAGGAAACGCAAATCGGCGAGTCCAACGGCCATCAGCCGGTAGCGGATTTCGCGAAGACGCCGATAGAATTCGCTCGTCGACAAGCCGGAAGCGCGCTGCGCTTCCGCCAGGTGGCCTTCGGCGACAAGTGCGGCTTCGGCGACAAGGCGAAGCTCGGGCGGCAGGATTTCCAGGAAGCGATGCAGTGCGTGGAGATACAGGATGTCATTGGCGCCTGGCGCAGAAGGGTCGGCAAGCGCCAAACCGGGTGAAGCCTCTCCGTCCCGGTCGTCATCACGATCGCTGTCTTGATCCAGCGAAGGGCCGCGCCGACGAAGGTGATCGGCATGGGCGTCGGCAACGCCCTGCGCCGCCTGGCGCGCCACCCGATGCACGAAGGGCGTCCACGGTCCGCGCCTGACGTCGAAGAACTTCTGTCGCTCGAGCAGAGCGAGAAGAACCTGTTGCTCGGCGTCCTGCCGGTCGGACCCGGAAAGCCCCAGGGTTCGTCCGACGCGACGCGCCTGATAGGCGGCCGCCGCCATCATCACCCTCAGCATCCTGGCATCGAGGGCATCGGGCTCGCTCGGATCGTCTACGCTGGCAGTCTCGGACATGGCGGTCACCCCGGATGGCTCGGTTGTGGTCTTGAAAGGCAGATGCGACTGGACAGACTCTTCCCGTTCCCCGGCGAGCCGTCGGGGCTCAATCAGAAATCGGAACGTGCCGGATTACGGCGTCAGGTTCGGCGGCGCGACTTGAACTCGCGGTAGACCGAAATCGCCAGTTCCAGGTCGCCCTGCATGTCGGGCGGCAGACGCGCCGCCTCGATGAAGGCGCGGTCGGTCGCCAGACCAAGCCGCTCGCAGGCGGCAATGATCAGCGAATTCTTCGGCGCCAGCTCAAGTCCCCGCTCGATGCGCGACCAATAGGCCGGCGAGATGTCGATCGACCGGGAGAACTCCTTGAGCGAGATTCCCGCTTCTTCGCGCCTGCTCCTGATCCACGGTCCAAAAGCCATGATGTCGCTCTCCCTCAAAGACCCTGCCAGGACCGAACGCCACGCAGGAGATCGTAACGCTCGAGCCTGACCCGGATGAAACTCTCCGAGACGCAATAGCGCTCGGCCAACGTGAAGATCGCCTCCTCGGCAGCCTCCGTCTCCAGCGCCGTTGCCTCGTATGCAGGCGCTCCGGAGATGACCGTCGAGGGCCGCGCCGCCGGCGGAAACCGGTGCCGCCTGGCCTGCCGCTGCCAGTCGACGCGCAGGAGCGACGGCGGAACCAGCAGCGCGCCCATGAACTCATTGGCGCGGACTTCACGCGGGTCCCGGAGGTTCTTCATCGAGGCAAAGCCCGAACGGACCGGCGCCGCAGGCGGAACCACAATCCAGCCCGGTGCGTCGAAGACCAGATGGCCGATCTCATGCGCGATCGTCGAACGCAGCAGGGTATCGGCGCCCTCGAGCATCGGTCCGTTCACCGAGACCAGCACGCAGTCGGGCGATGCCTTGTCATATTCGGTTACCCCCATCACCTGCCGGCCAGCCCTGTTGAGAACCCGATGGTCGAGATCCCAGGCAACGTCGAAGGCGATCCCGTTGATGTCGAGCCGTGACAGCCGCTCGGCCACATCGGCGAGGGGGAGCCGCCGCTCGAAACCATCCTTCGCCAACTGGCTGCGCAAGGCCCGGGCGACGCTCCAGATATCGGCCGCCGACAGCCGTTCCGGATCTGCGGTGAATCGGGAGTGGCGGTAGGCGGCGGTCACAGGGGTCATCAGGCTTCTCCGTCTCTGTGTTCGCTATTTGTTCTCACATCTCAACACCGGAGTCGAGTCACAATTGCGCGGTCACGCAACTGCTATCCCCGCAATCCCCAACACCTCCTGGGAAGAAATCGGGGCTCGACCGCTACCTGATCAATATGAGCAACGGCCTCGATCCCAACCTGATGAGCCCCGCTGAGCGCATCGCCGAAATCGCCGGGATTCTGGCGGCCGGGCTCATGCGTCTCCGGGCGCGACAGTCCACTCCTTTATCTGCTGACTTCGGAGAAAGTTCGCTCGACTGTTCCGACCACCAGAGCGGTCATGCCAACTCCAGAACGGAGAATGGCCGATGACCGACACGGTGCTTGCCCAACTTGCGAAACTGAAGACGACGCCGACGCCGGACCTGAAACGGCAGTGGCGGGATTTGTTCGAGACCGAACCACCGCCCTACAATCGGCGCTTCCTCGAAAGTAGGCTGGCGTACAGGATTCAGGAACTGGCCTACGGCGGTCTCAAGCCCGCGACGATCGAGCGGCTCAAGGCGCTGGGCGAGCAGTTCGACAGCGGCAAGGTCGATGTCCGAAGCAGGCGCTTCGACAACAGGCCGATCGCTGGCACCCGGCTCATTCGTGAGTGGCAGGGCGTCGAGTACGCCGTGACCGTTCTTCACGACGGCTATGAGTGGCAGGGGAGGCCATACCAGTCGCTCTCCGCCGTCGCCCGCGCCATCACCGGCACGCAGTGGAATGGCTGGGCCTTCTTCGGCCTGAAGAACCGGCGGGGGCAGGCATGAAGAAGCCGATGGTCCGCAAGCTCCGCTGCGCGGTCTACACCCGGAAATCCTCCGAGGAAGGCCTCGACATGGAGTTCAACAGCCTCGACGCGCAGCGCGAGGCCTGTGAGGCCTACGTCGCCAGCCAGAAGCCGGAGGGCTGGCTGCTGGTTCCGGACCATTACGATGACGGTGGGTTCTCGGGAGGCACTCTGGAACGGCCGGCACTGAAGCGGCTTCTCGCCGATATCGAAGACCGCCGCATCGATGTGGTCGTCGTCTACAAGATCGACCGGCTCAGCCGTTCGCTGATGGACTTCGCCAGGCTGGTGGAGGTCTTCGACCGCGGCGGCGTCACCTTTGTCAGCGTCACCCAGTCGTTCAATACGACGACGTCGATGGGCCGGCTGACGCTCAACATCCTGCTCTCCTTCGCCCAGTTCGAGCGCGAGGTGATCGGCGAGCGCATCCGCGACAAGTTCGCGGCCTCCCGAAAGCGCGGTATGTGGATGGGCGGCTGGACGCCTCTGGGTTATGACGTCAGGGAGAGAAAACTCGTCATCAACGAAACCGAAGCGATGGTCGTCCGTCGCATCTTCGAGCGCTTCGTGAAATGCGGCTCGGCCACCACCCTGACCCGCGAACTTTCCGCCGAAGGCGTTGTCAACAAGTACGGCAAGCCGATCGACACGGGGATGCTCTACAAGCTCCTCAACAACCGGGTCTATGTCGGCGACGCCGTTCACAAGGGCGCCGCATATCCCGGCGAACACGAGCCGATCGTCTCCAGAACTCTGTGGGACAGGGTCCATGCAGTCCTTGCCGTGAGTCCGCGAAAACGCGCCGGGAATACCCGGGCGCAGACGCCGGCTCTTCTGAAGGGCCTCATCTTCGGACCGGACGGCCGCGCCATGTCGCCGACTCACACCCGCAAGGGCGGCAAGTTGTACCGCTACTATGTCAGCCAGTCGGTGATCAAAGGCAGCGCCGACGACTGTCCGGTCAGCCGGGTGCCGGCCGGCGAGATCGAGGCCGCCGTCGTGGATCAGTTGCGCGGCATGCTGCGGTCGCCCGAGATTGTCGTCGCGACGTGGCGAGCAGCGCGGAACGAAGACGCGGCAATCACCCAGGCCGACGTCCGTGAGGCGATCGAACGACTCGATCCGATTTGGGAGGAACTGTTCTCGGCCGAGCAGGCGCGCATCGTCCGGCTCCTCGTCGAGCGGATTGATGTCGGACTGGACGGCCTTGATGTTCGGCTCAGGATCGAGGGTCTTGCCCATATGGTCCGGGATCTCGCCGGTGTCGCCAGCCCGATTCAGAAGGTTGCCTGATGGAGGCGGTGCCGACCCTCACCGTCCGGGTACCCTTTGTCATCCGCAGGCGGGGCGGCCGCAAGCTGGTCATCGCACCGGATGGAACCGTTGCCGCCCCTTGCCGGCACCATGTCGATAACGCCATGGTCAAGGCGCTGGCCCGAGCCTTCCGCTGGCGCGAGATGCTGGAGAACGGAGCGTACGCCACCGTCGGGGAGATCGCAGCGGCCGAAAAGATCAACCCGTCCTACGTGAGCCGGGTGCTGCGGCTGACGCTGCTGGCGCCGGAGACCGTTGAGTCGATCCTTGATGGATTGCAGCCTGCGGAGATGACGCTGGCGGTGCTGATGGAGCCGTTCCCGATCCCGTGGCGGGAGCAAGAATTGATCGCAGGGCCGCTGTCGCGCCATTCTTTCAGTCGATCGGCGCTCGTCGACCCATGAAAGCCGCTCTTGCATCCCAGATCTCAAGCTGCGGCGAAAGCTTCTCTGTGCCGGCCCAGATAGGAGGGATGTGGCCAAAGCTGTCGATCGACAGGTAGGTGAATTCGATCCAGCTGCTGTGCAAAAAGCACTCGCAACTCACTCGGCACTTTATTGTGCGAAACCAGCAAACCGAAGTCGTCCGTGAGGCTGATGAGATGTCGGTCGAAAAGCCAATGGCAGGTAGCCGAAAGCGCGATCCCATTCTGTACGACATCCGGTCCACCCTCAGCTACCGGCCAGATGTGAGCGGCCTGAGCCTCTGCTTTGCCGCCACCGTTGATGATGCGCAACCGTGTGACGGCGCATCGGCCGTCATATGCGTCAACGACAGCCCGCCGGAAGGCCGCATCTCTGATTTTTCGGTTCACGAGCATCTGTGCAATGCGCCGTTCTTGCTCCTCTGGTGCGGCGGACACCATCGCTAGGACTTCAGCGTCGGCGTGACGACTATCGAGCTCGAGACGAATGGCGTTTGCAGGGTCCAGGGTTTCGTGAAGACCGGCAACAGCGATGGCGCCGAATTCGTCCTCAGAGATCGTTCTTATGGACCGGCCTTGGAGGGCGGCGCCAATTCGAGACGGGTTCTCTACCTCGTTTAGTTTGCGCTCGTAGAAGCGTGCGCCTCGGCGCAGTGAGACCACGACATCGAACGGGAGAAAGTCATCGACATAGGCATATGAGAAACCCGACTTCGACGGGTCCGACTCGATCTGCGTCACCCTAGCGACCGCGACGTATCCCTCGCGGCCGTTGCCGCGCCGAGGCTCTCTGTAGACGATCCAATCCCCCATGGCCCGCTCGGCCTCGGCGAGGTAGCGATTCGGAAAATGATACCGCCGGGTGATGTCGTCGTCGTATCCGGTGCCGGATCGGGTATCGAAGATGGCCTTCATCTGGCTCGACCGTGGTCTGACGTAAGGAAGACGCCTGGACTCACCTCACCATGAGGGGTTCCGATTCACCCACCTCAACCAAGAAACCATACTTAACTCGCTGGCAAAATTTGGCAAGAAATGGCATGCTTTCCAACTGTTGAGGCATGAGAGTCGATTGATGCCGGACGAAATATTGACGCTGCCTGAAGTCGCTGAATTGCTGAAGGTCGGACAAAAGACCCTCTACACTTTGGCTCAAAGGCGACGACTGCCCGCGTTCAAGGTTCTTGGGCAGTGGCGCTTCAAGCGCGTTGATATCGATCGTTGGATCGAAGAGCAGAAATCAGCTGTGAAAGAATTCGTGCCGGAACTCCCCGCTCCGCAAACCAAGAAGCGCCCGAAGAAAATCAGAACTCGCCGAGGTCGATGATGAAAAACCGAAGCATCGCATGTATCGACCTATTTTGTGGTGCCGGTGGCCTCACTCATGGGCTGATCGCTGAAGGCCTTGATGTCGTCGCAGGCATAGACGTCGATGACGCCTGTCGTCACCCATTCGAAACCAACAACGCTTCGCGGTTCATTAAAGCAAATGTAGAGCAAGTATCTTCGAAGCGGATCAACGCGCTATTCGGTGATGCTGAGATCCGTGTTCTGGCTGGGTGTGCCCCCTGCCAGCCGTTCTCAACCTATGCGCAACGATACGACGTGGTCGGAAGTCCTCGATGGGCCCTTTTGAAGCATTTCGGCCGTTTGATCAAAGACACGCGACCCGAATTGATAACGATGGAGAATGTGCCGTCGGTAACCAAGCACGCCGTATTCGACGAGTTTGTCGAGGCTTTGGAGGATTCAGGATACAACGTGCACCGAGAGGTGATCGATAGTAGCCGGTTTGGCCTACCTCAACGTCGACGACGCATGGTGCTGCTGGCATCCTTGCTGGGCCCAATTGGACTCATTCCATCCACGCATGAGCGACCGGTAACCGTTCGCTCGGCCATCGGCCGACTGCCGCCGATCACACAGGGTGGAACGTATGCGAAGGATCAGCTGCATGCCGCATCCAAGCTGTCTGATTTAAACCTAGAGAGAATTCGCGCGTCGCGCCCTGGAGGGACTTGGCGCGATTGGCCGAAGCACCTCGTCGCCGAATGCCACCGGCGTGAAACCGGCCACACCTACCCTGGGGTCTATGGGCGGATGGTCTGGGACGAGCCAGCCCCTACATTGACGACCCAATTCTACGGTTTCGGAAATGGTCGCTTCGGTCACCCCGAGCAAGATCGCGGAATCTCATTGCGCGAAGGCGCGGTACTTCAAGGATTTCCGGACTCCTATTCTTTTTTGCCCCACGGCGCTCCGATCCAGTTCAAAGCTCTGGGCCGTATGATCGGGAATGCCGTCCCTGTCGTTCTTGGCAGGGTCATTGGCCAAAGCATCTCCGCACACCTCGACTTCGAAGCAGAGCAGCCAACTCGCATAACGACGGGAGCCGTCGCAGATGTCGCGCTTAAGTCCCTCGTCGCCTGAGGCCAGCCGTCGGATGGCCCGCGTGCGGCAGAAGGGCACGCAAGCGGAGCTCGACCTTCGCAGGGTTCTACATGCCAGGGGCCTGCGCTATCGTATCCAAGTGCCACTGTTGGCGAAGCCCAGACGCGTCGCCGATATCGTCTTCACCAGTGCGCGGATAGCCGTCTTCGTCGACGGATGCTTCTGGCACGGCTGTCCCGAGCACGCCTCGTGGCCGAAGAGTAATGCTGCTTTCTGGCGCAAAAAGATCGAAACCAATCGTTCCAGGGATGCCGATACCGATCAGCGGCTGAGAGCACTTGGTTGGAGGATCGTCCGGATCTGGGAACACGAGGACGTCAGCGATGCCGCGGGCCGGATCGCCGAGCTCGTCGATGCACGCAAGATGAACGGGACCGACCCATGTCGATGACCGCAGATGAAATCGTAGCCGAGGTCGCCCACAACACCGCCCCAGAGCCGGGCCAACTGGTCGACGCTCGTCGCCGCCAATGGATCGTCTCCGAGGTCGATGGCGGTTCGGTTGCACCAGGACTCTCCAAGCAGCATCTCGTCCGGCTTGCCTCCATCGACGAGGATGCGCTCGGCGAGGAGATCGAGGTTCTCTGGGAACTGGAGCCCGGCGCGCACGTGATCGAACGTGCCGGTCTGCCTCGAATGACCGGCATGGACGACCCCGAGACGCTGCAGGCCTTCCTCGATGCCGTTCTTTGGGGCGCCGCGACGAACGCCGACCGTGGTTATCTACAGGCGCCATTCCGCAGTGGCGTCAGTATCGAGGATTTCCAGCTCGATCCGCTCGTGCGCGCGATCGACATGGCGCGCACCAATCTCCTGATCGCCGACGACGTCGGTCTCGGGAAGACCATCGAGGCCGGGCTCGTCGTTCAAGAAATGCTCCTGCGTCACCGCGCCCGCACCGTACTCGTCCTTTGCCCGGCCTCTTTGCAGGAGAAGTGGCGCGTCGAGATGCAGGAGAAATTCGGGCTTGAGTTCCGGATCGTCGACACGGATTACGTCAAGCATCTGCGCCGGGAACGAGGCCTGCATGCCAATCCGTGGACGTCTTTTCCGAGGCTGATCACTTCGATGGACTGGGCCAAGCAAGGCGAAGGCCTGCGTCTCCTGCGCGATGCATTGCCTCCCCACGTGAGCCACCCCCGAAAATTCGACCTGCTGATTATCGACGAGGCCCACAACGTCGCTCCGACGGTCGGCCGCTATGCGGTGGAAAGCCTCAGGACACGGCTGGTCCGCCTAGTCGCACCACACTTCCAACACAAGTTGTTTCTGACCGCGACGCCACATGACGGCTACACGGAATCCTTCACCGCGCTGCTCGAACTCCTCGATGATCAGCGGTTCGCGAGAAACGTCCTCCCGAGCGACCCGCAGCTCGCCCGCGTCATGGTCCGCCGTTTGAAGAGCGATCTCGTCGATGCAAATGGCAAGCGCATCTACCCCGAAAGGCGACTGGAAGCGCTACCGATCATGTATTCGGATGAGGAGAGGGATGCTCGACGTCAACTCGAAGCATACATCAAGCTCCGCGAAAGCGGGGTAGATGGCGGGCGTGCCGTCGATCGCTTCGTGCACCAATTGCTGCGTAAGCGCCTCTCTTCGTCTCCCGCGGCATTCGCTGCGACGCTGGAACGGCATATTGCGACGATCGAGGGCCTTGGGTCGAGCGAGCGCAGTCAGAAGAAATTCGATGACCGTATCCTTCGCAGGGCGATAGCGAAGACCGAGGAGGACTACGCAGTCGACGCCCAGCGGGACGCCGCCGAGGCGGAAGCGATCGAGGAGGCCGGGAAACACTCCCGACCGCCAACCGACGACGAACGACGTATGCTCGACCGATTGCGCTCATGGGCACAGCAGGCGGCTCGTCGAACCGATGCCAAGGCTGACGCCCTGCTGGGTTGGCTGGCCGAACACCTGAAAGACGGCGCTCGGTGGACGAACGAACGGGTGATCCTATTCACCGAGTATCGAGCCACCCAGCAATGGATGCAGGAGATCCTAGCGGCCCACGGTTTCGGGGCTGAGCGACTGGCTCTGATCTATGGCGGCATGGATCCGAAGGAACGTGAAGCCGTGAAAGCCGCATTTCAGGCCGACCCCTCGGAATCCCCTGTGAGAATCCTATTGGCGACCGACGCTGCGTCGGAGGGCATCGATCTCCAGAACCATTGTCACCTGATGATCCATCTCGAAATTCCCTACAATCCGAACGTGATGGAGCAGCGGAACGGCCGTATCGACCGCCACGGTCAACGCGCCGGCGAGGTCGTCATCTGGCACCCGGTGGACGCCGAGGGTGGCCACGGAGACGACATTTTGCGAGCGCTCCGGAAGCTGGAGGCGATGCGCGCCGACATGGGGAGCGTGAATCCGGTCATCGCGCCTCAACTTCCGGACCTCTTGGAGGGCCGTCGCCGCGATCTCGACACGCGAGCGGCCGAAGCGCGGATGGAGAAATCGCGGCGCTTCGTGAAGGCCGACCGCGATCTGCGCGAGCGTGTCGCCAAACTGCACGATCGGCTGAACGAGACGCGACGCGAGCAGAGCCTCGTCCCAGATCACATCGAGCGGGCTGTGCGCACCGCGTTGCGCCTCGCAGACAAGCCCGACCTCGAACCTGCCACGCTATCGGGAGCGCCGGACGGGACCGTCTTTCGCATGCCACCCTTATCGGGGTCATGGTCTCGATGCCTGGAGGGGCTCGAACATCCCTATACCCAGAAGATCCGGCCCATCACCTTCGACCACGATGTCGCCAAGGGTCGCGACGACGTGGTGCTGGTCCACCTGAACCATCGCCTCGTGCAGATGAGCCTCCGGCTTCTGCGTGCCGAGATCTGGGCACGTGACGACGTGAAGAAGCTGCACCGTGTCACCGTTCGCTCGCTTCCGGATGGGCGGATCGAGGGACCGGCCGTGGTGGTGATGTCGCGGCTCGTCGTGACCGGCGGGAACCATCACCGTCTGCACGAGGAACTCACGGAGGCCGGGGGGTATCTGCGCGATGCCGGTTTCCGGCGGGAGGAACGGGTTACGGAGGTTCGCCGCTGGCTCGAGGAATCGCAACCCACAACCCTATCGGATGCGACGTTCGACGCCTTGCGGACCCGCTTCGATAAGCAGCGTGATGCCGTCCTGGCGGCGGTCGAGGCGCGATCGAAGGATCGCCTGCGCTTCCTCTTGAACACGATCGACACCCGGAAGCGCAAGGAAGCCGATGACATCCGCCAAGTTCTGGATGACCTCGAGCAAGCACTGAAGACCGAGATCGCCGAGGAACAGAAACCCGTGCAGCTTTCACTTTTCTCTGAGGATGAGCGCACTCAGCTCAAGCGAGACCGGGCGGCCCTCGAAGCGCGCCTGGCCCGGATCCCGAAGGAACGAGAACAGGAATTGCGCGCGATCGAGGAACGGCACTCCAACGCCATCGAGCATACCTTCCCTGTGGCCGTCGTGCTGCTGGTGCCGAAGTCACTCGCGACGGAGAAGCGCGGATGA